TAGATCGCCCCAGTAACAGCGTAGACATCGCCGTATTGCATGGCACTGGACCTCACGGCGCGCTCGATCTGACTCCAGACGCCCGCATTATTGCTATGCAGTTGCGGCACCATGTTTGCCAGTGAGAATGATTCATACTGTGCCTTATGGGTTGGCATATCAGCATTCGGCGCTAAATGGCCTCGGTCGTATCCACTATGTCGGTAATCAGCCAGCGTGGCACGGTGATTTGAGGGTAATCGCGGCTCTTCGTGGAAGGTATTTTTCCTGATCAACTGATCGGCCTGCAGTAATTCAGCCTTGGTGATGTGCTCTGCTGCATAAATTGCGTGATTTTTGCTATCGCTATAACCTACCGCAAACTCACTGTAACAAAGCTCCCTGCTTACTGCCGCGTTTGGGCTGGTGCCATCCAGATAATGCTGTGGACAATCGGAGGCAAACGCTGACATTACAATCAGCATGAGGATGAGCAGGATATTTTTCATTGAATTTCACCCATTAAAAAACCCGCCGAAGCGGGTCATGTGTTGTGATTTGTTTGGTACTACAAATAGTTCTTGATTTGGGTTCAGCGACAAGTATTTTTTAGTCCTCGCCCATGATTTAGAACTATTATATCCAACTCTCTTTCTCCCCGCAGAGAGATAGATACTCGTTCAGGCGTGATATTTCTTCATTCAGATCGTAGATGGCTAACTCACTCTCGATAGACTGCAGTCGCTCCCGCAAGATCCGGCGATAGTATGCAATCAGATTTCGGTCCTCAGCGATCATCTTCCGAGCCAGCGCCGGGGTCAGTGTTGGTACGTCCGCCTTCATTGGTTACTCCTACGATGAAAACTCCCGTTTTACATCATCAAACGGAGCCGATCAAGCGTAGTAGTCTTTGATTTCTGGCGGCAAGAAGTTGAACACAAAGGCCGGTGAGCACAGGATGACGTGATCGATATAAATAACATCGCCGCGTAGAATGCGGTCCCAGTCTAGCGCGCGGTTAACACTTGCTACCAATTGAGATAACGCATCGGATGGTGTTGTGCCGTAACCAACAACCTCCCCGCCAAACATCATCAGATAGCAGCGACACTCCCATTGTCCGTGCTGGTATTTCAGGTGCGGGTTTTTCGCTATGCAGGTTGGGCGAAGGCGTTTATTGAAGCGTCGGGCAGGATGCTGCAAAGTGGGATTGCGATCTAATGAGGCTTTCTTCCAAAACGCATCAGCATCATTGATGAGTTTTTCCCAGAAGGTTTCTACATCAAACAGGGATTTAGTTGGTTCTCGCTGTTTCATAAATCCCCCTATAAAATGTAATGACATATTATCCACCTGAATCTATCTCCAGACCAGACATTAAGCCTGAATCCATGGACTGGATCTCATCAATAATGTCGTCAATTGGCGTCACATTTCCGCCCTCGTTCCGTTCCATAACGCGAGATTCAATCTCTGCCTTTTTGGTCACGGCGGTTAATCGTTTGGTCTCGGCCTGAATGCGCGGTTTATTCACCTTGTCTATTTGCAGGTTACTTAACGTACGAGTCAGTGACTCAATGCGAGCCATACGCTGGTCCACCAGTTTCTGTGCGTCAATATGCTGACGATACAGCGACGATTTTAAATCTAAATCATCCCCAGCCAGGATCAGGCTATTCTCTATCTCTTGCATCTTCTCAGCGAGACTGATCAGTTGCGTCCGGGCAAGCAACAATTCATCCCTTAACCTCAACTCTCGGGCGTCATTAAATTTTCCGGACGGGAAGAACTTGGAATAGCCGCCGTGTTTGGTTGAGTATCGATGTCGTTCTGGGAATTTATGTGCCGGGTGCGGGTTGCCTTGATACTCACCTTTCTTAAATCGACCGTTGGCGTCATGACCTTTGTATTTCACAAAATCAGCCTCGACCAAATCAGTGTCAGTGTAAGAAGTAAGATCGCCCTCATCCCTTGCCTGTTCTGGCTCTTCAGCGGATTGCGCAGTTTTTTGCGCAGTTTTTTGCGCATTCGTTTCTTGCGCAGTTTTTTGCGCAATTTGCGCAGTTTTGACGTCGATTAAAGGTCCGTCTTGCGTTGCTACGTGAAAAGTTTCAGATCCGCTGGGTAGTTGTGAGTGACATTTTAAATAGCGTCGAGCGGTCTGGTACTTATACCCGTTTTGCTCACACCATGCCTGCATTGTGATGCCAGTGATCTGCTGGTCAGTTTGGAATTGTTCATTGACCAGTTCCCAATCAATCTTAGCCATGCCATTACTTTTCAGCTTCTGCTTTGGCTTGTTCGTGCCATAGTTTTAGCTTGCCTGATTGTTCGTTGCATTTGTCAATTTCAGCGCGCAGTAATGGGATAAGTTCAACCGCGCCACCATAAGTCATATCATCAGTTGCCACCTGTTCGGCGTGTGGATATAGGCTGGCAGGCGGAATGATCACTGAAGTATTACTTTTTACTGGATGGCTTGAGCATCCAATGAACATCATCAGGCAGCATAGTATTAGCGCATGGCTGATTTTTAAGTGCATCATGTATTGCATATTGATTCTCCCGCGCTTTCCGCTCAATCGTTGCCGATATATTGCCGAGTTCGGTAGTCAGCCGGTCAGAGATTTGTTCAACAGCCTGACGTTTAATAATTTCGGTTTGAAGTGATTCATTTGCGGAAGTGAGTTCTGTCACCTGTGCAGTTAACTTCATGTTGGTTTTTTGCAGAGATACTGTTTTCATATACAGTACCCCTGTAGCCAGCAACAGGAACACAAAAACAGCCACTACCGCCGCAATCACATACCGCTTGATTGTCTGGGTAAGGATCATGGTTGTTTGTCCGTAGTATCATTTGGCCGGTTCTTGGCGTGACCGAAGTTAAACGCCAGAATATCGATGATTTGGCGTGCAATTCGGATGGCACGGTTCGCGTTCTGGTTGGGTTTTGGCAGTCCCGCCGCAATGACAGCGGCGATACTCACGATCGTACTGGCAATAGTTAGCCCTTGATCAAATGTCATGCACACGTCCCTCCCGCCCGGAGATAGGCCGCCTTGAGTTCCGCTAGTGGATTCTTGCGTTGGCCGTAGTTATTCCCCGGTAGTGACGCCCAGATGTTGGAGCAGCGTTTAATTGCCGCTTCCAGTTTCCCAGCCTTGATCAGCCCGATCGCCCGCCGCTCCCGGATCTGCCGAATGGCAATCAGGTCTTGAGAGAGTGGACTGAAATCATGCAGATTGAGTAATTGGGTGTAGTCGTCGTAATAGCGGGATAGCAACTGATAGCGGCCAGCCGCCGTGCTTTTCAGTTTGCTATTGATCTGGACCAGTTTACGAGGATGGCTACTGTAGTCCGTAAACAGGATGGGATGTGCGGGTGTACTGCCAACAATGACGTTATACCCATTATCGGAGAGTGCGATCAGTTCATCTTCCAGTTCTGACCACGCCAGCATATCGAGAAAGGCGCACATATTCTGTCCGCCCGCGCGTTCTGGGGAAATGACAGGCATATCATTCATCCTTCTGTTTGGATTTAATGAGCATGTGGATCGCTATATAGTTCTTGGCAATGACCTTGCTGATCCGTGGCATCACCAGCACCAACTGGCAGATCAGGTAAATCAGCGTTAATGTAGTGATCCAGCCATCTGCAGTTAGCCCCATGAATTCGACGCCAACCACATAACCAGCCGGGTAAATGGATTTCGCCACCTCTCCCGGCACCGAAACATCAGCAACTTCATTCATCGTCGATATCCTGGCTAATGGTAATGATCCGATCCACGCCCATATGTTGTGAGGTGAGTCTTCCCGGTGGTAATGGATAGAGACCCGGCTTGTCGTAGAACCGGATCCCTTGCGCTTCAAAGACGTGCTTCAGTTCGGCGTTTACGGCGGCAATGAATTTTTCGTGATTATCAAAACCGCGTTTAGCAACAGAGCGCTGGACATCACCAACGCTGACGGTGATTTTTCGTTTCATAGGGATAACTCCAGCAGTTCAATCCCGCCGTGGCACTGATCGACTGTGGGGACGAGATAGGTGTGGGTGTCGGTTAGTTCGACGACGCGGAATAGGTATCTATCAGCGGCATCGAAAATCTGATTGTTATCGCGGCGGTAGTGGATGAAATTATTAATACCGTGTCGGTATAGGTGGTCACAGGCGGCGCGCAAACAAACGTCGTAGTCCTGCGATCGCATGAGTTTTGGATGCACAGGAATGAACATAATTAACTCCCCAGCCGCCGTGCAGGCGCAGAGGACGGCATTTGGAAAGCCCATCGGTAGCGAAAGGATGAACTCTCGTGGGTGGATTTACTTTTGCCGCCTCCCGGCGGTGTTCGCTGTCTCCCGACAGTCCCTGTATTTCCGCACAGGCCGGAGATTTTGGATCACCTCCCATATACGACGTATTGGCGTCGTTGCAGAAACTTATCATTTGTTAGCGGCAGCATTGGCAGCCGCATCAGCAACTACCTCAGCCGCATCAGCGGCGTTATCTGCCGCATCAGCGGCGGCATCATTAGCGGCCTTGGTTGCGTCATCCTCATACTCGTTGGCAAAAATATCCGCACGACGGGTATAAATCTGGCCGTAATCGTTGCGCAGTAGAAAGCTGTGCGGTTGCGCGGTGAATGTGCCTTCCTGATTGGTCACAATGGCGATCTCGTTAACGCCATCCATGCTGATTTCGACCGTTCCGTTTTCAATGGCGACTTGCAGCCATTTTGGCCGCTCATCGCCGCCACCTAACTGCCACGCATCAACAGAGACTTGTTTTGGTTTGTAGCGCATGATTGATTACTCACAGTGAGATGTGGGATGTCATGGTTGTGATCTGTCGATTCAGGAACGCGATACGATCATAAATCGCGCGCACTAATTAATGATCACTGCGGGACGGAAACAAAAAACCCCGCATAAGCGGGGCTGGAATTGAAAGCCAAAGCGTAGGTAAATGGACCCAGAGGCAATGGCCGAATGCTTTAACACTGGTAATGCGACAGTTCACCGCCTGCGCTTGCGTCGTCTTTTATTGACAATCATCAGCCGCATCCATCGGCTGGCCCGCATACTCGCAGTAACACAGGTCTTAAGTCGCACACCTTGCGGCGGCAGAAACAAAAAAGGCGACCTAAAGATAGATCGCCCATGTTTAGTAGATCATACATAGCTTTGTGCTTTATTGAAACCGGATCTCCATTCCAGCACGCAAACCACAATTAAAATTTCACCTCGATTCCTTGATGTTTATCAAAAAACAATCCTAAATCAGCTTGAGAATACGACCAATGGACGTATAATCAAAGTGAGGAAAGAATTTAATCAGGAGAAACATCATGAGCACCTTCAGAACCTATGTTATGAATGTTGCCGAATTAACACATTCAACCGCGTACTTCGACTATAACGAAGATGACGAAGAGGTAGCTACAATGTATAGCGCAGATGACAGCGATGTATTACTTGTAACCGACCAGATGCCTTGGGGTGAAATGCTCCAGGAATACAAAGAACACACATTACATTAAGGTTGATACCATGAAACAACCAACACCAGAAGAGGTTAAATCAGCAAGAGCCGCCGCCAAGTTAACACAGAAACAGGCGGCGGAATTGATCTATAAGGACATCCGCGCATGGCAGCGATACGAGGCAGGTGATAGACATATGGACGTCGCGCTATTTGAATTGTTTTTACTGAAAACCAACCAATTCTCAAATGAGTAGCCCGCATCCATGCGGGTTTTGTTTATCTGTATTAAGCTGCTTTCTCGCGGGTAATTTGCTTCACAAATAAGCGCAACCACTCTGATTTATCGACCTGCAGCATATCCACCAGCCGAGTAAACTTGCTGTAAATCTCCACACCGTACTGTTTTAAAATGTCGCTTGAGGACGGGATAATATCCCCTGTTCCCCGGCAGATCGGACACGGTTCGTCCTTGCGGGACATCCGGCCTGTACCATGGCAGCGTGGACACTTCCCGTTTCTCAGGATCTCTGCTTTGCTGTGTTCGTGTGCAGCATGTAGCGTTTCCGTGATTGTTGACTCCAGCTTTTCCACCCGCTTGTCATTCCCGACCTTGTGGTTGTGGATCACTTCGGCGCGCAGTTCTCGTGCTTTTTTGCTGGCCCTGACGTAGCGCGGACTCACTTTAATTAACTGCTCAAGTTGTGATGGCAATGGACGCCCCAGCGCGACCATGATCACGTCATCCCCTAAATGTGGTAATGCGGTTTCCGCCCAGCGACTCAGTTCAAGTAGTGAATGTTGATCACCCATTTCCGCTAATACCATCCGGTCCCCCAGTGGATGCTGTTTAGTTGCGATGGCCGCCGCGTTTATAACTTCCTCACGCCCCAACACGCCAGCGTTTGGGAGTGGCAGATAACTAACAGTGCGCGCTTCATACAGTCTCAGATACATTTCAAACATAAATCACCCTCTTAAATTTCAGTAAGTAGCCTTTCTTCTATCTGTTTTTTTAACTCTTTGTTTAACTGGCGATACCGTCTGATTTCTACTTGTAATGATTCTATTGTTGGATATTGATCTTTTAGTTTTGGATGTGGTCCGTCCAGCCAGTCCAGATGCGCTTGGCCGTATTTTTCCCGCAGGAACCCTTGATACTCGACACGTTTACCTGAACCGTGCTGGTTGCAATTGTTTGAACATTGCTTATGGATATTAGTGAGTTCAAAGCGTAGTTCCGGGCAAGCGCCCCTTGAGCGGTAATGTCCTGCGTCGTACTTGATATGTGATTTTGTGGTGCCACATGTGCAACATGGTTCAAAGTAATCCCGTAATTTAACATGCCGATTCACCTCTTCCTGCAGGATGTCGCACCAGTCTGAATAAGTGCGTAATGCTATTTTCCGCGCCCGGAGTTCTTTGCGTTTTTCCCGTTCACGACGTAATAATTCTCGTTTTTTTGCCGCTGCTGCCTGTTGATCCTTTTTCCTTTTTTCCGCCAGTTTAATGAGTGCCACCTGATACTGGCATTCCGGACAGCATCCATGCTGAAAACTTCTTTCCGGCACAAACCATTTTCGGCACGCCGGGTTTTCGCATTTCTTTCTGTGCATCTCATTGACCACCCTCATAGTCCGATAGCTCAACACCGGTTTCGGCGGCATAGGCAATCACATATTCAATCAGGGATGCCATCCGCTTAACTGACATCTGCGCGCTAGATTCCCGGATATTGACAAACTCACCCTCAATCCCCGGCACCAGATCCGCGCCCAGTCCGGTAGCCATGGCGTGACCGCTGATAAACAGTACCTTCCACTGGATCAGTGTGAGTTTCCGTCCCATGTAGGTAGCCTGCTTTTCAAAGTCGCCACAGATGGCGTGAAATTTTGAGTTCTGATCCAGTGACCTTGTGATCTCTTTAATTTCCACCACCCATGGATGATCGGCATTGATCGCCAGTGTCGTCAGGAAGGCGCACAAGTTGCGCAACACCGCCGCGTTACGCAAAAAGTAGCGCACTGGATGGCTCATGCGTCCGCCTTCTGGCAGACGGGATCGCGGTTATACAGCACCGTTTTAACCTCTGTTATCCGATTAGCGATCTCTTCAGTTGCTTGCTTGAGTTCATTTAATTGCTGTAGATCGCTAATGAGCAAATCCTGTAGTTCTTCAGTTGGTAAGTGTTGGTAATTCATGATGTTTCCCTCGCTTCTGCTTTGGTCAGGCGATAGAACCATACCCGCGTCTTTTTGATGGTGCGGATCGTAGTTTTCCGGACCCAACCTAATCTAAATAACCTGCCGTAATTGCGCAGACGGGCGCTGATTGCTGGTTGTGTATCTGCAATGCGATAGCGCCGCCAGATCTCATGTTCGATATCACGTAAAGTCCGCTCTTTCCCATCCTCCAGGATAGAAACCACACGCTCCATCTGACTACTCATATTCTCCCCCTTGCCTTCCGTTGACTGCGCAGTTTGCGGGCGAGCCGTTTGGCGTGTGCTACGCCGGTGTGACGGCGGCCATTGCGGGATGATGGGTCCGCTTTTTGTGTTAACTCGTTAATAAAATCCGGTAATCCACTAGCCACATGGACCGCAAATTTAATCAACTCCCCGGTCGATAATTCCCACCAACATTGATTGTCAAGTTGTGGGTAAAATTCGCGGGCCGCGTCCGGTGTCAGAACTACCATTCTCATTACTGCGCTCATGCTCGTTCCTCCAGATTGAAAGTAAAATCAACTAGCGGCCATGGCTTGCACAGAAATGACCAGTCTGGTGTTTTTTGCTTGATTGGTTTTTCACATTCACGCTGAATGATTTCCGGCGCGTCGCCTTCAATAATGATCCAGCGCGGCGGCTTTGCTTCGGTGTCATGCAGAATGGTGCAACCGCCGATACCGTGGATTTGCGCACTGTTCAGCGCGCCACACAGTTCACGCAACCCCATGCCAGCACCATGACAAACATCACCCGGCACAAACCATCCCCGGCCAACAAAATGCGCTTTCAGGAATTCAGCGTTTTCTTGTATTTCCGTTTTTGATTTACCCATCACACACCTCCATTCTGCAGATCAATCAATGGCTGCCAGCCAGCAGCACCGCTTACCGCGCCACCATCCGTGTTTACCTTGGCTACCAGTTGGTCCAGTGCGGCATTGATTTCTGATTTACGGATCTTTCCGGTTACACACAGGACATACACGCGCATCTCCAGTGCGGACATACTGACTACAAAGCCGGTCTGATTGTTTGGCAGGTATTGTTTGGTTGCTGGTTTGCACAGCGATTTCAGGTATTGCGGTTCCGGCGCGAAGTCACGGTGTGGCTCGCGTTCCGCCAGCGCGATCACGGCATCCCGGATCGTTTTGATGGATAGCCCTTTCAGCATGTGGGCGTAGGATTTAGCGTTACCAACCAGGTTGTTATTGATTTGGCTGGTACTTTTCGGCCACAGCACCACCATCATTGGCAATAGTTCATTAGCGATAAACAGCGCCGCGTTAGGCGTGATCCCGTCATCGCGTTCAAGTAGTTGTGCTAAGTTGGTTGAGCCAACAGGTACAGGTTCAAATGATGTCGTCATCACTATACCCTCCACCAGCATTGATAATGGCTTGCGCTCTGGATTGCGCTTGTGTGATATTACCGAAACGATTGGCGCGCTGGGCGTCAGCCGCCTCCTTGTTTGCTTTTCTCAGTTGCAGCTCATCCCATTTGACTCGCAGTTTTTTAGGGCATTGGCAGAACTCCAGTTCGCGCCCGGTGCGACAAACCCAGTCAAACAGCGCGCAGATATCGTGATGATTTCTGTGGTCCTGTTCCCGCATTAAGCGGATCGTGTTTGCGTAGTTAACGATCGGCTCTTCTTTGGGTTCAGATAAACCCTTGTGTTTGAATGCCGCAGCACGGATCCTGACAAACCAGTTGGCAACCTTGAGATCATCCGCTGTTCCCCAGCGTGGGGTTTTAGTTGCGTTGGACCAAACTGCCGCGTCTTCAGGACGTTGCTTTTGTGGTTTTTCAGGTTGAACAGGATCAGATTGATTTGAGTCTTCAGGATTGTTGGGTGTCGGTTCGTCCGAAGGCGAAGCAGACACAGAAAGATTTTGATCTTTGATCTTGTTATTAATGGTTGTTATTAATTGTTGTTCTTCTGATCCGGTCAGGTGTCCGGTCTGATGTCCGGAAGGTTGTTCGTTTTCTTGTCCGGCATCACTAGCGCAGGCCGCGCCATTACTGGTGTTGAGGTGTCCGGAAGGTTGTTCGTTTTCTTGTCCGGTTAGCTGTCCGGTTGGCTGTCCGCTCTGAACGGGTCTAATTGGTGTCTGATAAGCATCATAATTGATGATCGTTATCACGGTGCCTTTCTCAAATCCGGCACGTTCAATCATGCCGTCCCGCTCAAACCACTCCAGCATCCGGATCACCGTTTGACGGCTTAAAGGTGTACCACGGCGATCGCGTAATTCATTGGCAAACCGGGCTGGGATCAGCACCAACTGACCGCGTTCTAATTCCCAGTCCTGACCATTGAAGTGCAGAACTCGTTTGGTGTGACAGGCTTTTAATACCAGGCGCGACCATGCCGCCAGCATAAAGGCGTCCTGCGCCCACTCTGCATGAAGCAGAGAGCGAGTGAATACCGCAAAACCTTGTTTGTAGTTTTGCATAGCACTGTCCCGTTCGGTGTTTACTTGGCGGGTAATAGGGAATTGAATGAGAGCACTCATACATCCACCTCCCGCTTTCCATTTACTTGATTTTTCGCTACCATTTCTTTTGTTCCTCGTACTGTTGATACAGGGACCGGCCTCGGATTGTTAGCGCAATCGCGGGGCATTTCTTTTACTGCATGGTGAGCTTCTTGCTCTGATTAACGTGGATTTTTCTGGTGACTTTTGACACCATCGGTTGTGCCAAATGTGCCAAAAATTTTTCGCTAGACTTAGATACAAGGTCATTAATGAAGTAGCCAACGAATGTATCGAATACTTCTCTTTCTTCCTTTGTCAGTTTTGCCATTGAAGACCCCTTATTCCTCAAGGTTGAAACACGCTTTTTCAAGCAGCGCCTGCACTTGCGCATCAGTCATGCCGTGCTGCCTTGCTGTGAACCGTATTGCTCGACGAACAGAATGTTCATCAAAAATTTCCGCCCAAACTTTTAACCCAGCCCTGAGAAATTCCGGGCTACCTGAGTTAGGATTCTCGTGTATCTCTGCGCAGGCATTTTTTAGTAGAGTGATTAACGGCTCTTCTGCGCGGATACGTGGGCCGTCAACCTTCGGGGATTTTTGTAGTCTCATAGGCAATTCCTTCTCGTTGGATTTGCTCCAGCGGGACCGGGAGCAGGGTGTTGTTAGTAATTGCAGGCAGTTGGAGCGCCCGTTTTTCTGGGATCAGTTCAGGCCACTGACTGACAGCACCTTTGGTGACACCATAAGCGGCGGCTGTTTGTGTAATTCCGCCGAAATGAGCAATGACGTCCTTTTTCTTGGCCGTCATCCGAATTAAGTTAGTCATTTTTTCTGTGCTCATATTTGTTTAGTTTCGTGAACATTATAGATCATTATCTTGGCGTCAACAATTTGTGTTAAGATTTATGAACATTTTTTGTGAGGTTTTATATGGAAACGCGCGGTGAACGTATCAAGCGACTCAGACGCGCCCTTAATTTGAGCCAACAGGAAGTTGCGCGTTTGATGGGTATCGAAAGTAAGGGAGCGGTTAGTCAGTGGGAAAAAGATTTAAGTCGGCCAAAAGATATGGAGCGACTGGCTAATATCCTGCAGACGAATTCACACTATTTGGAAAGCGGAGATGGTGATCCAAAACTGCGGAATGTGTTGGTAGCGGATGACGGAGATATTATTTTCCCGCTTTCATCCAAACGCGTCCCGCTGATCTCATGGGTACAAGCTGGGAATTGGACGGACATTGGCTGTAGTGACCCGGCGATGAATTGTACCGAGTGGTTGGAAACCAGTGCCAGGATCTCAGAGCGGGCGTTTGCGCTTCGGATCCACGGCGATAGTATGCGCAGTATCAGTGATCCGCGCAGTATCGCTGAAGGTGCCAAGGTGATTGTTGAGCCAGTGTTTGACCCGGACAATCTAAACCGGAAGATTGTAGTCGCTATGATCAATGGCTCTACTGAAGCGACAATTAAAGAGTTTATCCAGGATGGACCCATTAAGTTTTTGCGGCCATTAAACCCAGCTTATCCGTCCTTGCAGATCACGGATGAATGCCGGATTGTGGGTGTAGTAAAGCAGATCGTGGTTGATTTATAGATTTACAAGGTAGGTGAGTATGCGCGTGTTCTTATTATTGCTGATCACAATCTATTGTATTGGATTGACCGCGCGTGGTGCAGCTTATCTACCGCTTCATTCAGTCAGTAGCGGGACCAGTTTAGCGGTAACGGCCAGCGTTTACCGAAGCAACTAATATCCCTCTTCCTTTCAGGCTGCCATTCGGCGGCCTTTTTTTGAAAAAAAAATCAAAAAAATCCACTTACATATCATTTGTTTAGAAAATTATACCAGATAAAGTGCAATTTTCTTTATTTCTCACCTTGACCGCCAAAGTTTAGTTTCCTATATTTTCATCATACAAAGTTTAGTTTTCTGTTCTTTCTGTACCAATACGTCGATACAGGACAATTTGGAAAAATGAGACTGAAGCCTGCGACAAGCAGCGCCGATAGTACATAACGCCGAGCGTGGAGAGCGCGAACCGAAGTGTATTGGTTGCTGTGTAACGGGGCAATTGGTTTCTAAGTGTGTAATCCGTGGTCATCGAACGAAATGTGAAAAGCGCTGTGAGACCACATCAGATGATTACACCAGTATCACTCTAAAGAGTGCATAACTGTGATTGTTCTGGCGGGAGTACATTGCAGTCTAGCCAACTGCGAGAGACAGCGAAAGTCGGCCAATAACGATAGATGCGGTACTCAATCTGCCGAGCGTGGAAAAGTCGTAGGAAGTCTGGTTGTGGCGGCCAGAGCTTCCGCCAGAGCAATCACCAATTATGAAACGACATCCTCTATGAGGATAAGGATCGGTCATGGGTATTTATGAACGTTTGATCGAATGTGGATATCCGGTACACACCGATGATGATGGTGTTTGGTTAGGCGCAGATCGAGAACGCTCCATCCTTTTCGAGCAGAAAGAACTTTACGGAGATTGCGCGATTGAAAGCGACGAGGTGAAAGCGGCGCTTGATGTTCTAAACGCATAATCTCTCAAGAAGAGAGCGTGGATAAAAGGCCCAGCAATGGGCCGTATCTGAAAGCGCATTTGATCACTTCCGCCTTGTAATCCGGATACATAAGTGATCTGAGTGCGCTACCAGATATCTCTGATGGAGGGGTTTTAGCCCGCTTCGGCGGGTTCTTTTTTGGAGTAATGATTATGCAAAGACTAACGCGAGAAGACTTCCTTGCTGCGCTAAATCAAGCCAAGGAAGATGATATTTTCCCGGCAAAAATGGACCGGCGGGCGCAGGAGATCCATAAACGTCACGCTGAAATTGAATGGCAGCGCACCTTAACCCAGATTGATGAAGAGTGCGACTACATACTGATTTGTTAGCCAATGATATCGACCAACCTTTGACCCGCTTCGGCGGGTTCTTTTTTGGAGGTTCATATGTCAATGAACGAAACAATGCGCGAATTTTGCCAGCGCATCCGGGGGATCGTGAATGCCTGTGCCGAAGGCGCAGTCATTGAGGGCGCGGTAGCTGGTGACTGGCTGGAGATGCGTGATAGCTGGCTTGGCTTCACGAAAAACGCCGAGTACCGGATCAAGGACGCAACTATCAAGGTCAATGAGTTTGAGATCCCGCATCCGCTCAGATGCGAGCCGGAATTAAACACCATCTACTACATGCCGGATGTTTGCACATCAAAAATGGTCCGGATGGATGTGTGGGCGCGGACACACAACGAAGTTGAGGCGCTGAAACGCGGCCTGATCCACCTAACAGAACATGCAGCCATGATGCACGCCAAAGCGATTTTAGGGATGAATCCCTATAAGGACGACGAATGATGGGGCAATTACGGCGCGGCGGACTTGCCATGGTTTTTGGTCTGCGGGTAAACGCGGAAGACAACGGCTTGATCGTGCAGACCGAATTTCCGATCAGTGAAGGTGGTTCATATACCCATCCAGTAACCGGACAACGCTACGCATACACCGATAACGGACCAGCCTGGTTGTGTACTGGGGATATCGAGCCACTTGGTTTTTCCCTGTATGACCCGCGCAACCTTATGCCGATTGATTCACATGATCCGGATGCGCTGGAGTTACCAACCAGCGACAGCGCCAAGATCAGTTTTCCGGGGGATTATTAATATGGGTTATTACCGTGAGCGTCCCGGTTCCGGGAGGCTACCAAAGAGAGAGGAATTGTTGGCGTCCATCCGGGATGGATCCTTTTTGGCAAACCACCAATCCACAACCATGCGCCAGAAAAAAGCAGACTGGGAAGAATACTGCGCCCAGTGTCTTGTAGATAAAGTGCTATTTGTCGGACCACCTACCCGCTTTGAGGTTGAATACCGCCGCCGCTTTACCGATCAACCAGTCACCGAAAATAAACCTTGGGATGATCGTTACGACTCTCTTGGCCGACATCACACTGATTGGCATGACTAACCATGGACAAGATCGATTTTTATATCAGCCGTCTATCAAAGGCGGAGCGCGATTTTTACGAAGAGTGCGCACAACAGGCGGGCGAGACATTGCGAGAGTGGATCGCTCATATGTGGGAAATCTAACGCCCGGAGGTAGTTATGGAACAGCTATTAGGCGTTTACCGAGCCATTAATGCGATCTCGGCAGTCCTGCTGACCGGGATCGGTAAGAACACAAAAAATAGAGATCAGGGGTTTATGTTTCGCGGGATTGACGCGGTTTATAACGCGCTGGCTCCGGCATTGGTCGAAAATCATTTAGTCATTATGCCGCGCATGATTGAGCGCCACTTGCAGGAAAAGGTAACAAAACACGGCACACAAATGAACTACGTCACAGTCAAAGCAGAGTTTGACTTTATCTGTACCGATGACGGCAGTACGCACACTGTTACCACCTTTGGAGAAGGCTCGGATGCTGGTGACAAAGCCACCAACAAAGCGATGTCGATCGCCTACAAATACGCAGCATTCCAGACGTTCTGCATTCCAACCGAGGATACCGCGCAAGATCCGGATGCAAATAGTCCTGAATTTATGCCACAACAAAAAATCACCATGAAACAAATTTCAGTCCTGAGTGACGCTATCACCAAGAAAGGTTTCACGGTGGAAGCAGCTTGCGGCAGTTTTGGGGTAAATGCACTGGCTGATATCGAGCCGCGTTTTTATGAAGAAATGCTGAATACCGTCAGAAATGAATGGTAAGGAGTCAATATGCATAGAGGTGTCAATAAGGTCATTTTGGTCGGCAATCTCGGACAAGATCCGGAAGTGCGTTACATGCCGAATGGCGAAGCGGTAGCCAATATCACCATGGCTACCAGTGAAGAATGGACCGATCAGCAAGGTCAGAAACAGGAACGTACGGAATGGCATCGCGTCGTCATGTTTCGTCGCTTGGCGGAGATTGTTGGTGAGTATCTGCGCAAGGGTTCCAAAGTCTACATTGAGGGCCGACTGCAGACGCGGGAATGGACCGATCAGCAAGGTCAGAAACGCTACACCACGGAAATTGTGGCTGATGAAATGCAGATGCTGGATGGTGCGCCAGCGCAACCACAGAACGGGCAACCACAGTACAACCAGCCAAATAACCAGCCACAAAACAACCAGCGCCCACAGCAACCGGCGCGCAACAATAACCAACCACAAAACGGCAGACCTTCAGCGCCAACATCAAATGGCTACGCAAGCGGGAGGGGTCGCTAAGGGGGTTTTATGACCACCGAGAAATACATTTTTGATGATGCGAGACAGTGGTTTGTGGTGCGGAAACTCAAGCGAGTTGAGGATTACGCAACCACCTACCGCACCCTACGGGTAGCACTCGCGCAAAGCCTGGGAAGATTACAGGGAAGGCAATCATGACACTACACAACTTATTGCGGATTTATCGCATCCGGCAAATGCGCCGGAAATGGCGGGCGAAAAAAGAGGTCCGCCTTTATTTTCACGAAATTGTTAAATCAACCACCGCAATCACAACCAAACCAAATTACTACTGGCTGCAATGGCTGTTTGATTATCGCGGTATCACCGAATCAAGCAGGGCAACACTATGAGCATACGTTTATTTTTCACGCAACTATCCCACCGCATTAACGTCTTCCGGATGCGCAACTACTGGCGAGAGATCACCCTATCCCGTCACAGTTCAATCACGTTTATTTATGGTGATTACCCAAAACGCGCCACCGATTTTATCTATTGGATGTGGTGGCAATGCGACTACACCGGACTCCGGCAGAAATGCAGGCAACAATTATGAACAAATTCGATCCGGAAACGCCGGACGGTCTGGAGGCAATCACTCAGATCGCTAACCACACTACCGCAAACTCGTTTTACATGGAAACCGGCATACATCCATGTGAGCTGATCGTAAAACTGGCAGATGAAGTAAAACAACTCCGCAAACAGAAGGAAGGTAAAAATGACCGAAGCTGAAATAAACACCATTGAGCTTGATATAAATGATATCGCCTCATCAATCACGGATATGCAGATGGTGAGAGCGCTGGCGCTTGAGAGCGCTTATCACTCCCCGCTACCTGAAGAGTACAAAACTGAAGTCACCGCCAATATCAAGGAGTCAATAGATAAGTTAACAACCGAAATGGGCGGACTTGTTGGTTTGTTTGCGTTAGCTATTAATGAAGAAGGCCAATTGACGGTTATAAAAACCGGGACAGTACCAGCGCTATCAAGGCTTGCTTATATCTCCACAAAGCACGTTGTTGGTCTAACTCGTGAATTGGCGAATGATATTCGCGCGCTATCTACAGAGATCCAGCCTGAAGTTGCTGAACCTGCAGAGTGATACAGTAATTTTCAGTAAAACATTGAGGCCCGTTGATCGGGCCTTACTGTAGTTTGGAGGGCTTATGAGTTGGGATATCTACGGACAACCGTTAGCACGCGGACAATGTGAGGTTCACCCACATATTCATGAAGAGTATCCTCTCGATGAAAGACAACGACATGAACAAAATCAACACCAAGATGAAACAGTGCACAATATGCAAGAGGAAGTTGACAGGCTAAAAGACTACTGCGCGGACCTGCGTAATCTATTGTCTCACATCATCGAAAATACCGAACGAGTTGAGAGTGGTATTTATCAGTTGGTTTGTCATGAGGATTTTAACCCAGAAGACACACTGGCCGCCGCACGGCATTTGTTGAATCAGATAACTCAAGAGGGCGTTTTATGAGTATTAATGACGTGCTAATTTGCTTTCCACTAGCAACGATAGAAACACCAAAAGATGGCTCTATCGTTTATCTGGAAAGATTCTGGCTCACAAAAAACGGGAAGGCGTTTAAATCACGATTTGGTGGGTGTATGCAATGCAACAAAGATAAATCCGTGCTTGAGGTGGTTTATAAGAATCTGCTCAATGATGGTTACGAGATTAGTTATCTCCCTGTTGCGTATATACCAAACGAACCATAGGTGAGGAATAGTGATGGCGATCTTAGTAAAGTCAAAAACAGCGGATGCTGATAAAAATTACTGGGGGACAACGTGGGAATGTTTTGCGGACGGCCAACACCTGTACGGGCGCGACTTTTTTGTAGATGTCGCAGCAGAGCCGTTGACAGCAAAATGTGAGCGGTACTTCACAACCGATCAGATCCTGGCTGATTTAATTACCGACCCGCGCGACACCAAAGACTTGCTCCGGTTTGCAGAAAATCACCTTGGAAGCGTGTGCTTCGGACTTGATTCACTAAACATGGATTGGCCTGAACACTGGTGGTGTAACCCGCCTTTTGATCTGAAGGCTGAGTTTATCCGGCACGCCAAGAAACAGCAGGCCGCCGGACGCCCCGGCATGATGCTACTACCCTACACTAAACTGACGGACTGGTGGCGCTCTGCACTGAATAAAGGTTGCGTTATCTATGAGCCAGATGGCCGCTATCCGTTTTATGAGCGCAACGGAATAATCAAGAAAAGCAGCCCTAACTTTGATTCATGTTTTGTCGCTTTCCCCACCTTCAAAATCAATGAATCCCCTATCGTTCGTTTCCATCGCGGCATCGGTTCAAAACTTGCCGATTAATTAATCACACCTTATTCACCGTTTCTGTTGATAACTTAGCAGTGGCGGCACTTTGTCTGGAGAAAATACATGACAACCGTTGTTGATTTGTTTGCCGGACTTGGTGGTTGGAGTACCGGCGCAACCATGGCTGGATGTGAAGTGTTATGGGCTGCCAACCATTGGCAGGATGCCGTGAAATGGCATTCAGAAAATCACCCACAAGCGATCCATGTTTGCCAAGACTTACACCAGGCTGATTGGTCTCTGGTTCCATCGCATGACATTTTATTGGCTTCCCCATGCTGCCAAGGACACAGCAAAGCGCGCGGCAAAGCAAACGGAAATCCACAGCACGACGCCAGCCGTTCTACCGCATGGGCGGTTGTTTCTGCGCTGGAATATCATAGACCGGAATTAGCGATCGTTGAGAATGTGCCGGAGTTTTTAAGCTGGACACTCTACCCCGCTTGGTCTGCAGCAATGAATGCTCTTGGTTATTCACTAGCGCCGCATGTAGTGGATTGTGCTGATCTGGGCGTACCACAAAACAGGATCCGCCTATTCATCGTTTGCGCCAAAAGCAAGACGCCGCTCTATCTGGATCTGCCTAAGTTGCAACACCAACCGGCCACATCGTTTATTGATTTGAATGCGGGCAATTGGTCCCCAGTCAATAAACCAAAGCGCTCCCCAGCAACACTAAGCCGCGTCGCTAACGGGCGCGAACAACTTGGTGATACGTTTGTGATGAGCTACTACGGTAATTCTCACTCCGGGCGAGATATCAAAAGACCGATCGGCACAATCACGACAAAGGATCGCTGGGCGATCGTGCATGGTGACAGAATGCGGATGCTGACGGCAGACGAAAACATGCGCGCAATGTCATTCCCGGACTCAACCAAACGGCCAGCCAGCCACAAGCTAACCGTACATATGGCAGGTAATGCCGTGCCACCACTCGCCGCCATGCGGATCATTGAGTCGTTAAAGAGCGCGGCATGAGTAATTACAACATAGAAAATGTCCTGTTCCAGATCTGCCGCCAAACCATAAAGCAATATAAACAAGCCAAGTGTGATGATCTGGAACAATTAACCTTAATTCTGCAAAGCAATTATCAACAAGTAAAACAAACTCTTCCGGGAATATCTTATACGAGATTCAAATATACGATTGCATTAATTAATGGTCTGGTAAAAGAGAGGAATTAACATGGACTATAACAGTTTGGTTGCTTTAAAAAACAAACTTGTCCGGTTTAAAAATGAAAATACCAAAGCATTGCATGGTGATGTTTGGTTGTGCGGGGAGTTAACTGGGGTAATGTCTTACATTGTTTCAATTGATGACATTCCGTATTCCCGCGTCGAACTTGAAGTGGAGGAAATTAAAAATGGCTGATTGGATGTTGGTATTTTACGTGATGTTTAGTCCGATGGATTACGCTACACCAGTTTATGTGCCGCCAGTTATTGTGGAAGACTTTCAAAGTAAAAGACTGTGTGAACAGGCCGCCGATAAAATATCTGAAAAAGTGCAACCAAAACAATTTGATTGCATTGAAATAAAAAAGAGAGATGACCTTTATTAATTTGTTTTGATGTTATTTTAAATTAAATATTGATGGGGTAATAAATGAAACTATACCAATTTGGCTTTCTTACAATGTTCGCTATGTTTGCGTGCATGTATGTCATATTTGCCATTATGGCAAACCAGATCCTGCCGTTGTTTGCTGTGATTGGATTATTGGCCTTCTCTTTTATTTTAACTTGCATAAACGCTTTTGTTTTTGGTCTATGGGTTGAATTAGAGGGAATTTATTTTATTACAAAAGATACAGTATTCACCATGTTTAAAAAGTAATGCGAGGTATCCATGCTGACGCTTGAACGTCTGAAGTTTCTATTATCTTATAATCCGGAAACAGGGATGTTTACTTGGTTAAATAAAAGCAGTCCAAAATCAAGGGTTAAAATTGGTGGTTTTGCTGGCGCACTTAGTTCTAGTGGAACGCTAACAATCCGTATAGATAATGAAAATTTCCGATTAGATCAATTGGCCGTGTTTTATATGACCGGGGCGCTGCACAAATATATTGAACATATTGACGGCATTGTAAGTAACAACCGGTTTAAAAACTTATTTGTAACCACCAAGAAAAAACGCAAGGAAGTCATTATGAAAAGAATAGCTGAGGGTGAAGCTTTATCACGGTGGCGCTGATGTATTGGTAACGGGAGGATGAATGAACAAGAAAAGAATTCTTCATATTCCAATGATGACGGGTTATTTCCTAGAGATAAAGTCAGGCAGAAAAAAGTATGAATACAGGGAAATGACGCCCAGATGGAAAAAGCTACTCGAAGGCAGAGAGTATGACGAGATATATCTGAAACGTGGTTATCCGAGAAAGGATGACTTTACCAGGATCGTTGTCAGGCCATGGCGCGGGTATGAGATCCAGACAATTATTCATCCCCACTTTGGTCTATATCCGGTGACGGTATTTGCAATCAGAGTTAACTGAGGAAATTTTATGAGGACATTGCGATACAGATATGAGGATTCCATTGAGGAAGAAGGCGTGCTCCTTGTTTTGCGTGAGTTCTTGGAGGTAAAGCAGACGCCTTGTGGCGCATGGGTAAAGGAAACTTCCCCTTACAGTGGGGAAACCTTTGGTAAAAAACGTTTTGTGTTAAACGGTCCCGGCAAACGGCTTTGTCACCAGACAAAAGAGATGGCGCTTGCTTCATATCAAAAACGAAAATCATCTCAATTTACAAGAGCAAAATTAGCGATGGATCTTTCTGGATTCATGTTAAAAGAAATTGAAAAACTAGATAACGCGCCGGGTAAAGAATTAAACCTTGGTAAACCTTCTTTCTGGAATTTTTATCTTTTCGATTAATCCGGTACAAAATAATAATTGAGGTGTTGTATGGACAATAAAACTGTTCAATCATTTGACGCTTTAGACCAGAATAATTTTAAGTTTGGCAAACTGAATTATGCTTCACGCGAATGCCCGCTTGATGTTGAGAATGTTTGTGAGCTTTGCTCATTTCATGGTGACAACCATAAATGTTTTAATTCACCACCCTGCAGCGGACTTGATCGGGATGATAATCGGGACGTTTATTATATTGCCGTCTACTAATACGGAACTTTATTGTCACTGGAGATCGCAATGACCGACGAATCAAGAAAACATTTTGAGGCTGCTGTTTTATCTGGCGCGTTATTTCCGGTTACGAATATTAGACGTAATTGGCGTGAAGTGCGCGCTGGTGATTATGAAAATATGCTGACTAATGTTGCATGGATAACATGGAGAAAAGCACACAACAAACCAAAAATTAAATTTCCAGATGAAATTGAGTTGGAGCTTAATGGTGATGAGGTTGTATTTAGTCATCAGAATGCATATGCAGATGGATACAATCGGGCATTAAAAGATCTTGAGTTGATTTGTGATGAATTAGGTTATGAGGTGGAATAATGAATAGAAACAAACCAATGATTGTTTGTGCGGCGATCCGCGTCGTAATGGATGTGGGGAGTGTTAATTTCAGTCATCTGTTAATTGGTGCGCGTCACTGGGATAAACAGATGCTCGATCAGTTTTCAAACATTCCATATAACCTGTGCGTTAAAATAGAAAAGGAATGTCAGGGTTTTATTGATCAGTTTGGAACGTTTTACGACAGAAAACAGGCGTTGAAAATTGCCAAACAAAATAACCAGATCCGCCATGAACTTAGCTACAAAACAAATGAGTTGTTTTCTGAAATGTTGTATTAGGGATCCGCGTCAATAGAGGAATGAATCATGAAAGAGGATGATCTTGAATTGCTAACACCAAGTGAAGTGTGTGAAATGTTGGGCGGCATTGGTGCCAGCACGCTCCGGGAATGGTCGAACCACCATAAGTACCGGGATATCCTGGCTCCAATTCGGTTATCCGATCGCGTTGTCCGCTTCCGCCGCCAAAACGTCATGAACTTCATTGAAAAATGTCAGAGTACCTACTGACTTCTGCGCCGCAATAAAGCCACCTGCGCGAGGATGCTTGACTCGTGCGCCTCAAATGCCTGACGTTTCAGTGCCATCTCTTCCTGTAAGATCTCATCTGAAAAATCGTAATGCTCCGCCATCTGGTCGATCCCTTTATCAGAGTGGTGCATACACAACTTACTGATCTCTCTGGTGTCGGACCGGGAAAATCCCCGCGTCCGCATCTGGGCGATCACGTTACTTTTCAGAAACTTGCGGCACATGGTATTGAACGCGCCAGCGCGCCCTTTTACCGTACCATCATGGACGGTCCCTTTTACAGCACCATCCGGGCTGTAGTCCTTCATCAATTTATCCAACGATCGTTTCGCAAAGGGCAGTCTAGGATCACGCGGCTGCAGGAAAACATACTCTTTATTACACCCATCAGCGGCATCCCGCCACTCTATCTGTTCCAGCAGGATTGTTTTGATTGCCGGGGTGACGGGCAGGCGAAACTCTTTCTGTGTCTTCATGGCCCCGCGCATCCCCACTACCCCCGCCGGATATACAATCTCCCGCAGATCGCTATCAATGAATTCCCATTTTAAATTACAGACGTTGATCGGACGGACCCCTGTTAGGATCATATACCGGACCGCATTCTTTTGGTGAATTGAAGAGCAGGCGGCCACGTTCATCCATAACGTTGCGATCGATTCAATGTCCGTGAATAACCGTGTCGGGGTTGGCTTCGGGACGCGGGACGTTACATAGTCATCCTGTATCAGCGCGGCGACGTTCTGCCCGTTGCAGAATAGCGGCGCACCAAAGCGCCACAGGCGGCGCAGTTCGCCAAACAATTCGATCGCGTTATTGCCGGACTTGTTGTTGATCCACTCATTGATAATGTCAATCAGGCGCTGAAAGCCGATATCAGAAAACACATCCCGTTCACCAAACGATTCCCTGATCCTGCCGATACGGACCGAGTAGGTATAATAGCTATTCTCACTGAGCTTTCCGCGTTTCACCTTGGCATCCAGATCAGCCAGGTATGCATCAATCACCGAGTAAACAGATTCAGCGCGCAGACCACCAGCGGCCATGGCTTGCGCCTTCTCTCTGGCAACCGGCAAAGTCATCTCCGGCCACTCACCTAATTTTTTACCTTTTAGGCCCATGGCACTTGGAAATTCTGCATAAAATGTTACCTTACCCACTTTATTGAAGTCGATCCGCAGGTAGTTTTCTTTCTCATACTTAGATCTTCTGGATTTTCCAGTATATTCAAGTATATAGCGGATTGCAGTAACACAAACCCGGAGATCGGTGTGGTTGTAGGGTGGCTTGCAGGACTCCCACCGGTCCAGTGCAGCTAAGTACGAGTCTTCTTTTTGTGGTTTATCGGGTTGTGTTACGGTGCGTACCACGGCTAACTCCTTGATAATGCCGACGTTTAAAAGAAGGCTCACACATGCGGCATTTTAAAGTGATGAAAATGGCCTTGTGTTGCTATTTTGTGTTACGCACAAAGGAATATCAAACCAAATTTGTTGTTTTTATCGTCATTTGACAGCGATGCTGGCGATAGGAAATAGAAAGCTAACCTGCTGATATATAGGCAAAAAACAGATAAGTTATTGAAATGGCGTTATTTATTACTGAGGCTTGTACCAATTGTGATATGTGCGAGATTCGTCGATAAGTCATTTATAATCAATGCTTTATTTTGCTGTGTTACTGGTTGTGTTACTGATCCAAACCGGAAGGATCAACACAAAAAAAAGCCAGTAACACAAATCCCATGACCCGCCCCGGCGGGTTTTTGCGTTCTAGTTATGTAATAACTAATTACACTTTGACACTGTTTTGTCAATGTTTGAGAGTATGTTCCTAGCAGATTGATAATCATCATGCGCGCTTTCGAGTGCGTTTTGTTGTACGTCTTCTGAGGGTTGATTATCTACTGAAAGCCAAAGCAGATCGATGATTACGCCAATTCTTGCGACGGAACGCCTGAGATTTATATAGTCCTCCATGGACATTTCAATTGTTTTCATTTTTTTACCCCGTGTAAAATTATGTAAACAACCTAATAATATTAGCGCCTATTAATGTTCCGCGAGAGTAAATTGGTTCGTGATTACGGATTATCCACAAGACGTATAAACGGAAAACATGCTTTCGTGAGGCTCTGGATGACTAGAATAATCAAACGATACATTACCCCGGTTGCTAAAAAATATGTGGTTGAGTGCAAGCTGCGATTAGCCAAAATCATTGATGAACGACATTGGAAGATCAGCGCGTTATGTTTTGCAACTGGAATTCCAACATCAACCATGTCTCAATGGCTAGACCCGGATCACACTGAATTTATGGGAATTGCGGATTTAGTGGTGGTGTGCTCGTGCATTGGCGTGTCGATTGAGGATGTGCTGCCGCCGTCCCGCTGGTTGCAACGGAGCCGGATGGGAAAGGGCGCAGATAGGGTGGCGGGAATAACTTTATTGCCTCAATTATTTGATTTTGTTATGCCTGTTTTGCTTGATTGGTGGAATGGGGTGACGCTACTTATAAAACTCCAGTAATAGCAGTATAAAGATCACGGTCCCAATAGATTCAAACGGATAGTTTGCTAGACCAAAAACCGCACCAATCGCAGAGCCAACAATGACGCATCCAGCGATCCGCCCCAGAATATCACCTAGTTTTTCTTTCATGGCGGCACCTTTCATGCGGGGATCATATAGTAATTATATACTGACCCCCGCTCTGCCCGCTTAGTTCTTGTTCAGAAACCCGCCCTCCTTCCGCAGGTATTCATGATTCTTATCAAGGTACACACCAGCTTGCGTGCGCTCCATTGAACGTCGTCTGCTCTTGACTGACTGGCGAATGGTTTTGTTTGTGATCTGATCTTCTCTGTGTTTCTCATTGAATTTACGGATCTGATCCATCACGTCTTCCATATCTGATTTATTCTGGCTGCGCATCGCATCAAAGTAGTCCGCCAGCAGATTCGATCTCGTCTCCCGGATAACCTTCTCTTTGCCTTTGATGTACTCGCGGGCAGAGTAGATGTCTGCCATATCTGCAGAGCTAAATCCCATGGCCTGCATGGCGATATTCCAAGAGCTAACATCATCAATGATACTGTCGCCGGTGCGGGTTTTTTCACCTTCACGGATCTGCCGGTAGGACTTCGCCAGATCTTTAACCGCTTTTGGTGACATCCCCTCAATACCACGCTGAATATTGCCATCTGCAAAATCACGCATCCCGCGCACCGCAGTCACACCAATCCCTAACACTGGTCCGGCGATCTGTTGCATGTAATGGAAGGTCAGATCATCACCTTCGGTGCCGTCTTTTGGATCGCGCCACCATAAGCTATTAAGGCCGGTGCGGCCTGATATATTCAGGTTAGTAAACATATCCAGCGGGCCTTTGGCGATCAATTCCCCTAAGTCCGGACCGAGTGCATCACTTAACCCGAGTCTGAATGAAGCCTCACCAGTGCGATCGTCGTCGTCATCAATACCGGCTGCAATGGCGTACAGTGCCATTGTGATTGGCGTTGGTAGCCCCATCGCGCCAGCCATGACCCATGTTGCACCTAACATACCACCCAGCGTGCGCAATGCGGCCTGATCCCCTTTGGCGGCCAGGATCGCGTTGCGTGCCAGTGTGTAGGTCATCATCTGACTGTAGATCTTAAACTGAGTCAGCACCTTGGCGACATCACCACGCATGTAGCGCGGACGGTTGGATGCTGCATAGTTACCATGGCCCTCATAGACCATTTTTGCTACCTCATCAGTAGCTTGCTCTTCTGAAATGGCTGGGTTCTTCTCTTTCAGTAACCGGTACGCGGTCAGCGCGGCCACTTCACGGTTAAACACCTCCGCGTTGTGGAATAAAGATCCGGCCCATGCCATCGCCTTGCGGGACCATCTGGAATGGACGTTCACGTTTTGCTGATCGGTGTCAGCGCGTGCGGCAATACTGTGCGCCTGCGTCAGATCCAAAACGCCCGCTTTATACAGGTTGAGTAGCATAGATTTTTCATCTTTAGAGATCCCTTTTTCGGCCCGAGTCAGAGAAACCCATGCTTCTTTTGTTCCCGCTTTAAATACCCCATGCCGTGCATAATCTGAAACCGCTTTAAGCATGGCGGCAGACGCCTTGGCAAACCCGAATTTACCGCCCAGTTGAGGCAGCATGACGGTGGCGTTCTGGGTCATGTTGACCACGGCGGCGGCTGGAGATGCGCCCAGATAGAACAGGAAACCGAGATTCCCTAGCTTCCCGGCCAGCGGCGATCCCTTCGGATTCATATTCAGTTCATGCCGTCTGTTCATTTCATTGAGCACTTGCTGCGCGATCTCAATATCATCCTGGTTGATATTGGATTTCTCACCCTGCACGGCGGCTTGAATTTGCGCCTTCAATCCATCCAACTCCGCTTTCATTTTGTGACCGTAGCGGATTTTTGAAATGTGGTGGGCGTAATGATAGACGCTTTGCAGATAAGCCCGGTGTCCATCCCGGCTGGCACCCTTAATGCGGTTACGGTGGATCGCGTGTTTCGCATAGCTGGCGTCCGGCAAAAGTTCAAGCATGGCCTGCCACACCGCGTCTTTTAACTCTTCTGTGCTTTGTTCTGATTTATCTGCTTTATCTAACAGATCCATCACTTCCATACCCAGCGCGTGCATGTTGCCGCGATCGCCGGTGCCTTCTTCCTTCACCGTCATTACCGCGTCATACCCATCTTTTCTGAATTGGTTTAATGCGGCTTCAGCATCCTTGCGGCTCTCAAAGTGATTGCGGATATACTCCCCATCTTTCTTGGCTTTGACGATATAGTTACCAAAGCGCGCTAGTGGGAAATATGGACCGTGATATAACGAGTGATCTAATTTCTGACGCAGTTTTTCTGACAGCGCTTTACCACCATTACCCATCACGTCCATGATCCTCTGGTCAATCGCTTCGCGCAGATCTTTCCATTGTTGGTCATAGACTTTGCGCATAGTCTGATACAACTCTTTGCCTTGTTTGCTGGTCAGGTTGTAACGCTCTGCAAGTTGTCTATGGTTGTCGGCAATAATATTTAACTCTTCCTGATACTCCGCCTTGGTTTTCTCGGTCCGCGCCTTCGCTAGTTTGTGTTTTACTTCCTGATAAAGAGTGTTCGCTGACAACGGGATATCTGGGTGCAACCGGGCCATAGTTGCATCATGCATCAGATTAGACAGCGCCGCCTTTTCCTTGGTTGGCATCGCGTCCCAAAGTGGTTCGATCTTAGTTTCTGCCTCCAGCAAAATATCATTGCGGTTGGCTTCCATCTCGCCGCGCAGTTTCTGATATTTACCGACAGCGCCACCAGTGATCTCGTGATAGATGTCATCGATCTGCAGGTCAGTGAGTGTCCCCAGTGCAACACGGCGGCCTTGTTTGAGCCAGTTGAACAGGGTGCTGCCAGAGTGTTTCAGAACAGATGAAGCCTTACCAAAGCTGGAATCATCCGGTGAATTGCTGGTGATCTCATCATCTACAGCGGCAGTTGAGAACATTGGTGCGTCGTTATTACTTCTCTTGGCTTGAACCATACTTTTTAATGGTTCCTTGGTAAATGCTCCGTCTTCAATGCCTTTGCGCATGTTTTCAGCAATGTCATCCAGAATTGAATCAAGGACTTTCTCTGATTCATTCCGCTTAATGAAACCAACTTTCTCCAGACCGGTTTTAATTAGATTCACAACACGACGCCACCAGCGGCCAATGGTGCCATTAGCTACCGGACGGGATTCAGCGTAGTGCGCAAACACTTCCTCAAATGCTGTCATCGTGTCGGCATTCGGATAGTTCTCTTCCACTGTGGCAACGGCTTCTTTGATCGCGTCCGATGTTTCATAGCCATGACGGATCGCGTCAATGATTTTTGCGTAAGCATCTCCGCCCACCACATAACGCAAGCCATGGTGAACCAGAATTTCATGACGCATGATCTGGCGCAGGCGGGCGGGGTCTTTGATCATGGCTGCATTGATCAGGATGGTTTTTGCCGTTGGCAGGTACGCGGCGTTATCATGCTCTCCACTCTGGATCGTGTGAGCAAAGCCGTAACGGTCCATTGCTTTTGCAAATTCATCCTGGTTGGCTACCACATCAATCTTAATGTCGGTTTTAAATTGTTTCAGCCACTCGGACGCCACTAATCGTGCCTCTTGTGGTTTCATGCCGCGTCCGGTTTTCTCCGCCTCAGTTGGTTTGATGGTAGAGAAAAGCGCTACTTTCCCGTCTTCATCGGTCCGGTGATCAATTGCAGAGAAAAAGTTGTCATATGCGCCACGGATAGATGGCAGTTCATCTAACGTTGGGTATGGATAGCCGGACTTGATCTGTTCATCAGGCGCTACCAACTCCCATGATTTCGGCGGTAAAATGTTCGCCAGATAGTCATTGGATGCGTTCTGATCCTGCAGTTTGGAAATTAGATACGCCTCAAATGATCGAGCGGTCATTTCTCTGGTGGTCGCCCAGTATGGCGTACTGCGACGATCATCCAGCAACCCGGAGCGCTTCACAATCCCGCTCTCTTGGATGGCTTTGACAATACCGCCGAACGCATCAATCATTTCGTTCCGCACAAATTCTGATTTGTGGTATCTGCCGCCACGAGATGCGAGTGAGGATTCAGTGGATTCAGTGGCATAGGTGGAATTGCTTTCCTTACCCCGCATATTGGCAAAATAATTATCAATCGCGTGCCACCATTCGTGGCCCAGCGAACCCGCGCCGTTTTGTTTAGTCAGGTTGATAACCACCTTGCCCGGTTCGTAGTGTGCTTTCGCTGGGAACTTACCGCCGGAGCCACGCGCACCAAACGCGATCCCTAACTTGCCGTTTAATGAGATCGCTTGTGGTGGAATATTCAGGATTCCCGCTAGATCCATCAGCGCGTCATACGCATTATTCAGATCGGCCTGACGTTTTTTCTGTTCTACCCAGTTCCCGAACTCGACGCCACGGAAGCCAAACGCCTCCCCAAACATTTCCGGTGTCACATCCTGACCATTACGCATATCCTCCCCGACGCGCGGATTGTTGGTGTCGCGGCGTTCAGATGGGATCTCTTTGTATTTCTCCAGTTTTGTCACCAGTTCGTCATGGTGTTCTTTGATGTAGTCTCTTACCTCGCGGCTGGTTTTAAAGGTATCGGAAAGCGCAACTGGATGACGGCCAATTTTTTTACCAGCAAAATAACCACTTCCATCCCGGTAGCTATACACCTCAAACGTAGTCAGGCGTTTTGGCGTGCCTTGCGCGAGTAATTCAGTGTAGGTTTTTTTGAAGTTTTCCAGCAATTCATTGCGGGTATCCGCGTGCAATGATTGACGCGGCCAATTACTAAGTGAGCGATTTTTGCCGCGCTGTTCGATGGTCCAGATCGTTTTTGGTGGATCATATTTCACACCATCAAATACAGAATACTGACCACTACGAATACGGAAGTTAGAAAGGTTTTTCTCATGGCCGACCAACTGATAAAGCTCAATCGTATTTAATACATCACGCATGGTGCGAGACTTGGATGCTTCGATCTTGATATAGTCCTCTGCGGCGCGGCGGGATTCTTCATTTTCCAGTACGCGGGTTGCCAGTTCGCGCAATCCCTTGACCTGCTCCGCCCAGCGTCCAACTCCATATGATTTGGGTTTACTTGGCACCGCATCACGGACTGAATGCATCAGCGCGACCGACCAAGGATCCACACCTTCCTCCAGTAGTTTCTGATAGTTTGGCTCCGGCCATGATTTAGATAGCGGAAGACTGGCGATCTCATCTACGGTTTCGCCTTCCATGCTGTCTTTAATGGAATGCCATAGATCCTTTTTCGCGCCGCCTAACTTCTCACCAAAATCCGTGATCTTTTCTTTTGGCTTGCTTACTTCTGGTTGATTTCCTTGTCTACCTTGTTCAGCATCGCTCGGAATGCCTCCGTTCTTTTTGGTGTCGAGCCGTGGCGGATTCGCGCCAAAAAGGTCTGTTCCGGTTTGTTGTCTGCTGGCTGCTTGCTGTTCTTGTCTTCCGCGTTCTTCATTGATCACATCCTTCACGTTGCGTTTGGTTTCTGGTTGACCGGTAAAGATGTCAGCCTGATCTTGGTTGCGGGCGTTCGTCAGTAAATTATTCGTTAACCGGCCCAGTCGTTCAGTGATTTTTTTCGCGCTGCGGGCGTCGGCATCCAGCCATTCGGCCAACATTCCAGCCTCGCTGCTTACGCCATCACCGAACATATCATTTTGTGATAGCGTATCCTTCACAGAAACGCCATCCCGACGGCTGCGCGCGATCACATTAGCGGCATCTGCAAAGATATTCGCCAGTGTTGCGCCAGTTTCGTTATCAATACTTCTCAATTCAGCCAACTTGCCGGAAACATTCATCAAACCAGTGAGCACGTTCTTCACTTCGGGTTTGGTTGACTCGGCAATTTCAGCTAACAATTCCTGATTCCCGTACCCCTTGGCAAAGATTGCGTTTTCTACCCGTTTCTTGAATGCCTGATTCCATGCACCGTCTGGGGTTTTGTACTGCGCTAGTTCGTTATTACCCAGCATCGCACCAAACGCATTCAGGAATTGCTCATTACTGCGGGACAATACATCACCATCTTCCGGAATAGAAAGCAGAGCCAGGATCTCATTGCTTAAACCGGCAGCATCCGCGTTGGCCTGCTCCGTTGCGCCCAGCGACAAACCAGCGCCTTTGTTGCTATCCACAGTAAACTCACGCACCTGCTCCGGTGTCATTTCCGTGAGGCGTTCACGAACAAGGATCGGGTTCTTCATGGCGTTTACTTGCTGTGCTGTGAGTCCATATTCGCTGGCGTGATCAGCCAGGTACTGTTTATAGGCAGCAGCATTGCCCCGGCGGTATGCTTCTTTCAGGCCGATCGTGCGGCCATTCCCAGACTCAACAATGCCGTCCTTCACAATTGGCGCACCGCGATCGGATTCAGCGCTATCAGTCAGACGTTCCGGGACCGGGTTTTGTGCGATCTGGTATAACTGGTTGCGGGCAGTGGCACGGCTGCGATCACGCGGCTGCAGGTGTTGTGGGAATTGACTGTTAGTATTGCCATCAAAGTCATGTGAGGCGATCAGATCATCCGCTTCCATTAGACGATACTCGGTGTCTACTGGCTTGCCTGCTGGTGTATGGACCGTGACTTGTTTGCCGTTTGACGTTGGCTGCTCAGTGGTTACTGCTCCGTCATCAGTGTTTCGTCCGCCGTCCATAGATCCAGTATTTCCATGATCGGCTCCATGCTCGGTGGCGTCATCAGGACGCCCGGTATCTCTTCCGTTACCTGATTTAGTATCACTTGTGCCTGTAGTGGACTCAGTATCTGCTCTGTTATCGCCATCTCCACGACGCTGACGAATGTCTCCATCGCTGCTGACATCATTGGTTGCCTCCTGATCAAGGATGGATTGCACGTACGGAACCGAGCTTTTAGCGACTACAATCCCGTTTTTGGATGTGCCAAATACTACGCCATGCTCATTAGCCCATTGTTTGAGTGCCGCCTGATCGCCGTTCAGATTGATAGTGCCATACTTGTTCATCGCGGCGGATGTCCATGGATAGTCTTGTTTCTTCTCTGGCTCTGGAGTTTGCGGTGCTTGCTCTGGTGCGTTACCGCCGGACGGTGGTGCGTCTGGTTGGTTGTTATCAGCATCCATGCTTAAATCAGGGCTGACTACCGACTGACTTTCCTTTTTCACTACCGGAGTCGTAACAGTTTCAGGACTTTGCTTACCTGCTGCCTGATCCGCAATATTACGTTTTTTGGTTACATGCCACTTGTTATCAATAGTTTCGCCCCACATATCCTGACCTCGTTCCATTGTTGGGGCTTTTGTTTCATAAATGAACCCATCATTTTTCTGATTCATCTTTTTGGCGTAACTTTCTGCTTCATTTTGATAACTAAACTCTCCAGCATTTACTGATTTACCGGCGTTCAATCTTCTTTCTTTATCTAATTGATTTGCTCGATTGCGTAAAAGGTTTTTTTGTTTATCAGCTAAAAAACCAAGCGATCTTGTTGTGTCCCAGTCGCGCTCCGGATCTGTTTCCTGCTCAGAAATAATCTGATCAACATCACTTTCATTAGTCGATTCCTTGATGCGATCCTGACGTGATTTTAATCTTTCATTGTAACTTTCTGTTTTGTTTACTGGTTTCTCTGTTGTTTGTTCTTTACTGTTGACATTAGTTTGCTGGTTAGCAGGTGGCGTAAAGGTGACGCCCTGATTCTGCGGCATTCCCCCCTCAAAACTGGCTGGTGTTTGCGCTTTCCATTGGCTTAATGCCTGTTCCAGTTCTGTCTTTTCAACCACACCAAAGCCACCGGTTGGCAGTGCAATCGGGGTTTCAGTCTTGCGGCTTGCCATCTGCGCTTCTTTCTCAGTAGCAAATGGTTTCCCCTTCTTGGTGACGCGGACGGTTTTCAGTTGATCAAAAATCGCATCAGTTTCATTCCCGGCGTTCTGAATTGCCTGACCCACTGGTGAACGTGGATCACGAATAGTTTCCTTGTCGAGAGACTGATCGGTAGAAACACGATCGGCGGTTACTGGCGGAACGTAGTTATTGTTAACGCCATTACCACCGGGGCCGCTCATATTGATAGCGCCGTTATAGCCTAACCCGCGCTCTGGTGGGATCACTTCATCGCTTTGTCCGTCTACCGTTACCCCTTCCACAGTCGGTGTAGTAGCAGGCAGCGTCTGACCTTGCTGCTCTGGTAACAATTGGCCGCGTAATGGGTAGGATGTTTCTGCTGGTGTCTTGCCTTGATCACCCTGGCGGATCGCTTCCTGCACCAGTTGCTCTGGTGTGGGTGCGGTTTCTCCGCGCGCTAACGCGGCCTGCGCTTCGGTATAGGGATCGGCTTCAGGCAATCCACCAACATCACGCCCAGTCGGATTGGTTTTCTGGGTGCGTAAGAATGCCGGTTCGTTCGGATCGCCAGTCACCTGCTCGGCGTTTGGTTGCATTACACCCACATCGGCGGCGGCCTGTTCCTGCGCCACCTGCGCGGCCTGTTCTGCTCTTGTGCGTCTGGTGACGTCATGTAGTTCATCGCTCATCTCACCGTTACGGACATAGGCCGGAATGTTTGCCATATCATCCGTTGCATCAGCCGTTTCGGATCCTGGTTGTCCTTCTGGTGCTGGTTGTCCTTCTTGGGTTTGTGTGTTGCCCGCCTTTGGTGTTACAGATTTAATCGCGTCCTGCTGGGCTTCTACTGCGGTTGCATATGGTTTGGTGACACGCAACGCGCCACCAAGATCGATATAGGCTGCGCGATAACCTTCCGGACCTTTCCCGATCGAGAAAGCGCCGGGTACTTTGCGCCCGTCCGCTACTTCTTTGATAGCGGTATTGATATCCACTTCCCCCGCTTCACTGGATGGAATGGTGGTTTCTGGTGCAGTGGTCTGGTTGGTATCTACCTTAGCGTTTGCGTTTGTGTCAACGGATGGACTGGATGAACCATGAAGATCCGCACTGATACCACCGCCAGCGCCACCAGTAGCAAAGCCAAGCGCGCCCGCTTCCAGTGCGGATAAACCAACACCTTCCATCGGATCAATATTAGTCCCGGCAAACTCATTACTGGCGCGGTTAGCGATGTTTTTCTGGATGCCTTCCTCAATCCCTTCGCCCGGACCTTCGCGTAATCCACCTTTCACCATCCCTTTCACGAATCGCGTCAGGATATTACCGGTGACTTCTGCGGCTTCTTTCTTGCCGGTGATCATTTTAAACAGGTAGGAATCACCCAGCACGGTCCCGGCGACTGCCCCAGCGTAGGTGGCAGGGTCAGAGCGGGCATAGCTGGCCGCTTGTTCTGCGGTCCGTTCGCGCGCTAACTCCAGTCGTTCAGTAGATGAGAGTGACTGATTGGCGGGATCTGCATTGATGAGGCGAATATTTTCCCGGTACGTCGGGCTGTTCATCAACTGTTCATGTGTTAATCCACTCACCGCGTCATGTGCCTGATCGGCGCTCTGCCCGATAGACATCCCCATACCACCAGCCAGCACAACTTTACTGGCAACGCGTTCAGCGGTAGCCTTCCCGATCTGTTTGGCTAACTCTTCACCAACGCCACGCCCGATCATGGACTTTGTTACCATGGGTGCCAGCGTGCCTTCTGTAAGCATACCGGCGATAATGGTAGGTGCCATGGTTCCGATCACGTCTGATATCCGCATGACAATTTTTGCCGGGTCATTCCATGCGTCGCCAAAATGATAGCCGTTCTCATCTTGTGTGAAGAATTGCGAATTAGCGGCTTTCTTCGCGTCCTCAGATTCAAACCCTTTCACCGCTTCGCCAGCATTCTGAATGGCTTGACCGAGCGGTTTTGCTACTGGTCTAACCGCGTATTTATCAGCAACATCACCTGCGCTTTCCACAACGTCAGCGGCTTTATTTGCAACCGTTTTTGCAGCTTCCTTCACTGGGTTTTTGGATGGATCAACACCATTGAAATGCACATCACCTAACCCAAGCGCATCCGTTAATAACCCTTTCCCTTCTGCTTTGGTTTTTTCGATATTGCCACCAGTGACTAAATCCACCGCGCCATCAACGATACCCTTCACAAATGAACCGTCCGCATAGGAACGGCCAGCACGCACAGCATCCCCGAGGCTGATGTTTTTAACCAGTCCGCCAGTATTGGAGATGGCAGATCCGCCCAGCGCCAGTGTCGCATCACCAACACCAATTTCTAGGTTATCCGGTTGTCCTGCCTGTGCTGCAAGCTCATCCCGTAGCTTGACGTTGCGGTTCCATGATTCAGCAACGGATTTTTCATCAAACTTGATCTGGTCAGCCATAGTCATTCTCTCGGTGACAGAAAAAAGAAACCCCCCGAAGCGCAAACTCCGAGGGGTCGAGGGTGGGATAAAAACGAAAAAGGCCGAACGGTTTAAGGTTCGGCCATGTTGGGAAGATTATACGCTGAGGTCTGTCTCTCGCCAATTAATAGCGGTTTTGATTCTTGATGGCGGTATCAACTTTTTCCTGCAGCGCGGCGGCTTCCAGCGATTTGTTTTTCTGTTCATTGATATATGCGGCGTAACCCTGTTCAAGTTGCGCAACATCGCCATTCTGCGGATCAAAATTTCCAGTCTTCACCAGGTATTGCAGATACTGCTGTTTTTGCGGATCGTTACCGGTCCAGATGGTGACTTGTTTGGCTGGCGAGTTATCGCCATTGGACGCGTCTTCAATACCATAAACGGATTTGTAGGAGGCAAGCGTTTGCCGCAATGAGTCTTCTTCAATTGCCTTCAGTTCAGCGGCACGCTCTGGCGTGATATTGCCTTTCGACAGTTCCAGATCGATTTTTGCCAGTGACTTCTTGTTAGCCAGGATCGCGTCAGTCACTTCTTTGCGGTAGCCTTTCACGTCTGCCGCCGGGACCACTCCGATATCCTGTAACAGTGTTTCTGGATTTTTAATTGATTTAGCGATCCCGGCGCGCGCATTGATCACACCCACAATATCAGCCGGATTAAATACCTGCACCTGATCATTTGGATCGCTGCTGCGGTTGACGGTGACTGGTTGCGGCTTGCCTTCGCTGCCATCTTCATACACTGGTGTAATCGCCAATGCCAGCCCGCCGTTTTCCATCGGCGCGATCCCGGCAAACTTCTTATCGACTACTTTCTTGCCGGTTGAATCCACATACCCAATGTTACGGCGCACCTCATCATTGAATACGGTCCCCATTAACTGCTTCATTTGTGGTGTATTCAGCGCGTCATAGAATTGCTGGCTATGGAATTGCTCCGGTTTGAAGGTGCTCATGATTTGTTGAACGTTCGACTGCAGGCCGGTGACGGCAGTTACATAGTTTTTGTCCGTGTACTTATTCACGTTCATCGCCCCGGCGCGCGGATCATTCAGCGCTTTTGCCTGCTGCTCCGTGACTGGACGGCCACTGACGATATTGTTCCAGCCACCATGTAACAGCGCCCAGTTTTCCGTCGTAAACTTCTGTTGTTCAGCGGCGCTAATTTGCATATCTGTGAGTTTATCTTGCTTCTCACTGAGCGCCGCCTGCCGATCATTTTGCTGTTTTGCAAAGCCAGTGCGGGCGTTATCGTTTCTCATCTGGTTACGTTTAACATCTTCATCCAGCTTATCGATCTTTTCTTGTCGCCCACGATTGTACTTAGTTTCATCGGTATAGCGGTCATCTGCGATCTTCTCCCGACTCAAGCTGTGATTGTAGGTTGTTTGCCGCCAACCCTCCGCCTTTGTGTTTTCGTCCTTTTGCATTTGCAGGGATTCATCGGCGCGCTGGTCTGCTTTCTGTTGTGCCTGATAGGCCGCCATTGTGCGGAAGCCAGCTAAAAACCCTTCCGCTAAACCGTTTGTGTTCAGTCTCATGTGAATTCCTTAGAACATTGATGCAATCAAGCCAATCGCCGCGCCAGCCGCCGCACCCCAAGGGCCGCCAACCATCCCGCCTACCGCCGCACCTGTGCCAATCGCACCCATGGTGGTAGCGCGCTGCGCCTCTTTGAGGTTCTTGTTTGCCGCTTCACGCTTCTGCTCCTGATCTGCCACATCCGCCATTCCTTGCATGGCCTGCCGCCGGGTAGCACCGGCGATATCCAGAATGCTGTACCCCATATCGCCCCCTACTGATTTTCATTAAAATCGGTGACATACCCACGCGCATTATTGCCAGCCAGAATGCTCAAACTGCGCTCTTCGGCGGCGGTCCGCGTGCCATTTTTCGCACTGGCAACAGCCAGTGATTTATTCAGACTATCGCTGTTATCGTTGGCATTGGTTACATTCGCAACCCCCATTCGCGCCATCTGGTTTGTCTGCGCCTTTTCGGCAGTATTCACAGCATTGGCGGCGGTATCGGCGGTCCGGCTCAGTTGCGCATTTAACAGCGAGTCGTTGTTTGCCAGTTCCATTAGTTGCTGTTGTTTGGGTAGAAATCGATTTAGCCAGTCGGCGTATTGTTGCCGGGTAATACTGGCAAATTTGTCAGATGCATAACCCATGATTCACCTCTTAGTGTTTATTGCCACTGGCTAGATAGGGATTATTTAAAGAACTGCCCGGATCAACTTTCGGGGTTTGATTCATCTTGTACGCGCCATACGCACCAGCCACCGACCCGATCGTATTCAGCGTGGCTTGTTTGCTATTGAATTCAGATTCAGCATCCGAGATCGCTTTGTCGCCGGACGCCCTGGCTAGTGTGGAATAACCTTCTAATGCATCCGCTTTTTCACCCTGACCAATCGCCGCCACGTCAGAGAGTCCGGCGGTAAACTTGTCCGCCTGCGCGTTCTGGGCGCGACTGGTGGTGTCTACCTGCGAATCAACCTGCGCTCTGGCTACATCATCCATGGTGGCCTGATATTTCCCGCTGGTTGGATCAATGCCGGACGCGGCCATATTGTCTGCCAGCGCCTGCTGGGTATCAGAAAATGCGCTCGTGGTTTGTGCTGCTGCATCGCCTGCTACCTTGTCGTAGTTGGATTCATCGTTTAGGTTGTCCACCTTATCCATGAACAGATCTTCGTATTGCTTGAGATCGTTCTGATACATATTCCATTGAGATGCGGCGATATCTGCCTGCGCTTTTTGGTAGCTGGTTTCCTTGACTTCGCCGCCGCCGCTTTTCCCCATAGCAACCCCCTTCAGAGTGTCAATTCAAAGACCATGAACCCGTCTGGATCATCTGGTTTTCGCTGCCAGCCAAACCGTGGCGCAACCTTGATAAAACCCTTGCGGACTGTATGGAAACGTAAAAACCTCCCGCCAATTCTGCGGGCAAGAAACTTCACAAACTCAAGATAAGTGCTGATCCCATCTTGCCGATCAGACCATGCCGCCCAGACCAGTACACCGGGAATGCCGTTTTCGTGGATTGGTTTGAGCACCCATCCAGCCCCATCCCGCACAAACAAAAAAGCCTGCTTATTTAGGCAGGCTTCGTAGATTTCTTGCGGCAGATTTGGATTTCCGCACTGTTTGGCAATGTCGTGCAGGGCACTCATCAGTAAATTGATCCGGTTGTTTCAGGGACTAACAATGCAATTACTGAGGATACGGAGCCATCCCATACCACTTTAAATGTATGCGTAGAACCAGTGGAAATACTGCATTCCAACGACACAACGCCTTCGGCAGTTACAGTGTTACTATCACCGGTCCACGCGGAATAAGACTGATGGGCAACCTCCGCACCATCCCGGTACAGATAGCCGTCGGCAATGATATAGGTGTTGTATCCAGTACCGGAAGCTTTAACATTGAACGGGATAATCACTAATCGCCGCGCCTTGGATGACGAGGCAATGTTATACGTTGTGCCATTAGTGCAGACCTTTACTGCCACGACATCCCCGACTAACTTGTTAGCGTAGATGGTGCCTAACACGTTGCAGGTATCATTGATCGTCGCGTTGTTGATGGTCACGTTATTAAACGTGCCTGCGTTCGCGTTCACCGTACCGGTAAAGGATCCGGAAGACGCATACAACCTGTCGGTATAGATAGAGCCGTCTGAGTAGATAATGGTATGCCAGTTATAACCCCATCCGCCGTACGGTCCGCCTTTCCCAATCCCAAGTGAGCCGCCGGATGCATACATGGAAGCATCACCAGAGCCGATCGAGATACTGCCACCCACAATTGCCGGTGAGGTAACACTGATCCCGGACACGACATAATCAGCCGTGATCGTCATGGCCTGCACAGTTTCAATTGTGGCCGCTTCAATAATGGCCTTCCGCATCACGACCGCGCCATTAGTGATAGAAAATAATGCCTGTGTGGGCGCGACCGAGTTTGGATCGAAGACAAAGACCTGTGTTGCTGAAATCATCACCTGCGAAGTGCTACCACTGACCATCAGGCCGATACCGGCAGTAATGCTGCCGACGCTGGCCTTAACGGCCCACATTGCGCGGTAAGCTGCAGATCCATTGGCGTCAATGTAGGCGACGGTATCGTTTAAGGTTGTTACCCCGTTATAGGAATAATTGACCTTGTTCAGTAAGGCGCTGGCTAACTCGCTTTCCGCGATCTGACCAGAGAGCGCATCGAGCAATTGCCCGACATCAACCGCCGTTTCCCCGTAAGTGCCAGCCGTCGCATTGTATGGACCGGTCACATTGTTTCGGTTCACAAAGCGCACCCAGTAGTACACTTGCGCGTCACCACCAATCGGGTCCGCATACATGCGCGCGGCAGATGCACCAATCATTACCGCATTCGCCAGGTTATTTGTCTCCGAGCGCCACACTTCCGCGTAAGAATGGCCGCGATAATTCGGTTCATCCCACTGGATCAGGATGGTATTGAATGCGCCATTGACCATGACGTTCAGTGGTTTACCGGGAAAATCAACCGGACTTCCCGTAGTTGTGCCTGGGACCGTGCCGTTTTTTGAGGTGTAAACCCCATTGATACGGCTCAGTGTAGTTAGCCCGAGCGCATTTAATTCACGCAACGTGATCGCGCGGTCCAGTCCGTCGCCGCGCTGGCCGGTCAGTAATTCAACGTTCTCTGTGATGGCTCCATTATCACGTCCGGCCCTGAAGTTGGACTTAACCGCCATACGCTAACTCCTGCATGGAGGTAGCCAGCGTGATCCGGCTTACCTTGTCCGTCCCGGTGATCTCAATTTGCCAGATGTCACCCCGGAGTGCTGGCAGGCGAAACGCGCCCGCCGGAACCGAGCCAGCAGCCAGCGTCATCTTTAATACGCCATCCACATAGAGCTTGAATCCGATCTTGGTAATGTCCGGCGAGACCACCCGGCAGCATGAATAGCTCATCCCCGGCAGGCGAATAAACTCTTTGGTGCGCCAGGTGAATGACTGATAGGTTGAACTGGAGCGCCAAGTGTAGAGCGCGGTCCCTTTGGCAATAAACAGCGCATCCGCTTTCAGATCGTTATAGGCCGCATTCCATGAGTTCGACAAGTAACGGAAATCGTTGGTTTTCGGATCGTAAATAAACCCAGTGTTATCCGTCAGGCCGATGTACTTGCCTTCAAACGCCCACGCCCGCAAGGTACTTGGATGCATGGCAAGCCATTGCTTGCGAGATAGGATCTGCTCAGTTGCCAGCAATGCGGAGCTTTCACCAACCGCCATCAATCCATCTGGTGACGCATACAGCACGACGCCATCAACCGCCACCATGGACCTTTTACTAATGCAGGCTTGCTGCAGAACGATCTTCTGGCTGGTAATGGCCGCTGGTGACACACCGCTCATAATGTACGGATAACCTTTGGTGCCAACCACCAGCGATGTCCCGATCGGACAGATCGCCACTACATCATCCTCTGTGGTCAGGCGATTGGCTTCCGGCCATGCATACGGCAGATACGCACCGGAGAATAGCACGGTATTCCCATCAAATCCGGCAGCGATCCCGTTTGCCATCAGACACAATCCAGTCATGGTATCCGGTGGCGGCAGGTAGTCCTCGGTCTGCAACTCCGGCCCCAACTCGCCCTCAGTCAGAGTATCGGTATAACTCAGTGTTGCGATCGGGGTTTCACAAACCAGATACCAGCCGCTACTGGTGTCTGTAGTGGCAGAGCGATAGGTGCGGCGCAGGGTAATGTTATTATTGTTGGCTTCAACGGACGGGAAATTAAGAACTAAAGATGAACCGGGAATGGGGATATTGATCTCAGCGCTGGCCGGACTTGGCGGGCCTTCCTCGCCTTTTCCGGACACGTAGGTATGCACATAGTAGCGGCTTTCATCATCCGTACTGGTATCGTCTGTTTCGCCCACCGGTGGTGTAATAGTACCAAAGGTAATAGCTGATCCTGGCGCTGGGATCCCTAATCGATAGTAAGCTGTTGGCTTGGTAGCTCCGCCGGTAGCAATGGCGCTATCGGTCACTTTGGGATAACTACCGTCCGTGTAATACACACGATCATAATCATCCTGTGCAATCGGTGAACGGATCGCGTCCACATCTCCGGTCCATGCAAACCAAAAAGCGTCGGTGTAGCGGAAAATCGTGGTGGGCGCACTAGGGAAAGCGAATGCCTGATCGGTGTCGCCGTACAGTGGATTAATGATCCCGGAGTCAAAATGACAATCAGTAGCGATCTCTGAATTTTCATCCGGCAATAGAAAACTCTCTATGCGGGGCTTCATACCCAGCATAGCTGTGATATCAATCGTAGGCATAGATAACTTCCGGACGGGAAAAAGAAAACCCGCCTCAGAAAGAGAGCGGGTTATTATGGGTGATACTATAACAAATTAACAGTCAAAAAGAGAGCGGTACTACAGACCGAACTTGGCTTTTTTCGCCTTGCCTTCCGCAATACAGGATTCAACATAATCAGAATACTGGCGAAACTCTTCCGAACTATTACCAAGACGTAACATCTGGATCTCATCTTCGATGCTGTACTTCTCTGCAATTTTGGCCCTGACTTGTTGATTCACCAGTTGTACGTGGCGTGATTTCCCTTTGATCGCCGCCTTCAGTTCCGGCGTCAGCGTGACTTCGATATAAGGCACATCGTCCACCTGCTTCGGCAGTGTGGCGACATAACAGTACGTGACGCCATCAATCGTACAGAGTTCCCGATCTACACCACGCTCCATCGTTAGTGTGTGGCTGGTGACTGCATCGTGCCATTTTTGATAACTGATAATTGCCATGCTTTAGTCCTCATACCAGCCAAGACGGAAAGACGCATCAGTGCTGGAATCTGAAAAACTCATTGTGATTGCCGCCCAGATCCCCGTCCGGTAGTTCCAGTCATAGCCCAGACCACAGAGATAGCAGGCATCGTCATGTATTGTGCTACCATACGCGGTATTCCAGTCAAACCGGTCGCGGCCAAACAGATTCGTGCCACTGCCACTGCTTACCCCGTTTGCTTGCGGGAAACCAATCGAGGTCAGCACAGCGCCGTTGCCGGTTGTGTCGCTGGAAAAGACCTGTTCAGCGCCATTCCCCATCAGTATTCCAGTACCGGAAATGTAGGTATCCGGCAGAATATCGGGATCAAACTGAATAAAATTGTCAGCCAGTCCAGATGCGCCGAAGTGATCCCAACTATAAAGACCGCCGCCGTAGAGTTCATCAATCCCGACCCAGTCCTGAAATAGATAGAAACGGCCAATTGACACCACGCCACCAGAGACATAAGTACCCCATGTGGTGGTGTCCATGCCATCCAGCGAGAAAGTGTCCGCATCAATCGCGGTAATTTTATACCAGCGATAAGCGATGAGGGGCATGCCGGTTACGGCACCAAAATACACATAGTCGCCGGTCACTGCGCCATGTCCTGCCGCCGTCACCACGGGTGGACTGGCATTGGTAATGCCGGAAACGGCCACTTGGGAAGCGGTTAGCGAGATCCCTTGTGAAATCTCGTAATAGTTACCATTCAGATCGGCAACCCCATTGTTCTGGCCGTTATGCGTCGTTTTGGCAAAAGGGACACCGGAGCCAGCTTTTGCGCCACCCCAGCCATTCGTATCCGACGTGAAAGTCACCGTTGGATCGTCGTAATCGGCTAATCCAGACACGTTGCCTTTCGGGAAACTCATTACGCCACTGGCGTCGTACCACGCACAGTTTGTGGTGGAGGTGCTGGCCTGTGCCTGTGCCAGTGACAGAAACGCCAGTGCCACATACTGGAACCGCGTCGCCAGACCCCATGTACCGCCCCGCGTCCAGCCAGCTTCCCATGCGCCGCCAATCGTGTCATCCGGTGAGCCATTCAGATTAGAAAACGAGTTGGCATAGCCAGCAAAAGCAATCAGCGGATCACCGTTCTTGATCGATGAGGCCGCCCCGTTATTATTCGAACAGGTGTACTTATCAAACATAAAGCCATTTTTCTGCTTGCCGCTATCAGTAAAGGCTCGCGGCAGGATATAACCGGCATATTGAGCATCAGCGATCTTTTCAAAGAAAGTGATTGGCTTAATATCAATCGAGTTGACGCCATAAGTGGCATAGGTTGCATTTTCGACGTGACCAATCCGCACATAGAACGCCGGGATCCAGACGCAGATAGACCCGTCTTTATACTGGTAGTTGCCGTAATTATCCGAGGCAATATCATAGGTGCCGACCAGCGGCAGAAAGCCAGCCGGTACATTCGGACAAATGCCGACGCCGAAACCCTGCTCCCCTGCGATGCCAATATCATTGTCGTTACCGCTCGCACCAAGCAGGGTTTTAACCTGTTCTTTCGAGCTACAGGCAACCAGTTCTCGCGCAAAGGCGGGGAAGTAACTGATGCTGAAGGTGTTGTTACCATTTCCATAAAGAAGATAATTCGCCATGACGTTAACGTTACTCAGGCCACCGACACATCCGGTATTTTTTGCCGCGACCAGATAGGTTCGCATCTCGTCAATGGTAGCCTTTCCTAAAAAGGTGCGGCCATAGCTATTGATGGTTGCCAGTGACATCGACGACACGCTGGTAAAATACGGAAAGGTATTGGTGACTGCGCCCAAACCAGCAAACGCACTCAGCAGCGTGCTGGACGCCTGCACCCCTAACGTGGTACGGACTTCTGCCGCACTGGTATCATCCAGTACAGCGCGGATAAAGGTGGAGATAGGCGTCAAAGCAAAGGTGCCTGGACCGGTACTGACGAGCATTTTATCCGCCGTCACAGACAGATTGGCGATTGATGATAAGTTTGCCCCCAGTGGTTCAGATTCTTCCAGTACCCAAAGATCATTATCGACATCCCAGTGGATGTACTGGCCTGCCGCCGCAGAGATAATTCCCTGTGTGCCGTTCATATCTCCTGCTACCGAAATGCGATAGTAGAGCCAAACTTCAGGGCTTGGCGCTGCTGGATACGCACCGGTTGACGCATTCCATGTGCCGCCATACACCGGCATATTGGTAATAGTTTCAGCATAGGATGCCGCTGCTGCTTCACTGGCTGCCGCTGCTGCTTCACTGGCTGCCGCTGCTGCTTCGCTGGACGACGCATTGAGTTTACTAAGGTTCGCATCCGCCGCCGCCGCGACGGTAGACGCTTCCAGTGCGATCACGTTGGCTTCTTTGGTGGTGACGTTCGATTCCGCCGCGACTACTACCGCCTCACTATCTGCCGCATTTGACTCACTCAGGGCCGCCGCCGCCGCTGAAGCGATCGCCGCGTTTGCATTGGTGGTTGAAGTATCCGCATTGTTGGTGGTGACCGTTTCGCTGGCCGCCGCTAAAACCGCTGAAGCCGTCGCATCAGCCGCGCTGGCCGCTGCATTGGTTTCACTGGCTGCCGCGTTGGCCGCCGCCGCCGTGGCGATGTCGGCCTGATCCTGGGTAATAATGACATCCGCCGCCGCCGCCGCTTCGGAAGCCGCCGCCGCAATCTTGCTATTCTCTGCCTCTGTCGCCGCCGCGCTGGCTGTTGCCGCATCTGCTGCAATACCGGCCACTGACGCCGCCGCCGCATCAGCGCTATCAGCCGCGTTGCTTTCACTGATCGCCGCATCTGCCGCTGAACCAGCCGCCAAGACCGCCTGTTGGGTGACTTCAGCCAGATAGTTGCCAATGTTCGTCGCATCAGCCGCCGCCGCCGACGCCGAAGCCTGTGCGTTGCTTTCTGCTGTTTCGGCCCCAACTCTGGCGGCTTGCGCTGCCGTACGGATCGCCACTAAATCCGCCAGTGACGCCGTTGAAATACTGGTGTTGACTGTGACTGTTGATAGGGAAGAGATCGATTCTTTGACCAGCAGGTAACCAGATGAATCGTTATCATTCACCGTCAGCGTAGTTTGGGCTGAGGTTGTTTCCCGAACGATAATCGCAATAGCCATAATCAGACCTCAACCCGCGCCGTGATCGTCTGGATAAAATAAACCCGACCGCCAACCAAGTAGGACCGTACGCCAGATGGAGACTGGTAAAACGCATCCCAGTAGCCAACCTGTGATCTGGCTCGATTCGCATCTGAAGCACTAAACAGATCCTGGGTGGTGGCCGCATCCAGCGACAAGATCACTTCGCCAGTAGTTGGGTCCGGGATCGCGCTGGTAAAGCTGACCAGAATTGGTGCAGTTGCCGCGTAGTTCTCACGGATCTCCGCTTGAAACGTGTAACCGGTTAAATCCGTTGGTACGCCATCTTCCGCCAGCGTCAATGAAAGGGAATAATCAGCACCTTCAATGATGGTAATGTTCAGTACCGGTAAAGATTCAGCCATAATGCCCCCTTACGCCCACTGGCTCGGATTTTGGTTTTGTTTTTTGCCGGACGCCACTCGCTCATCTACGGCGGTTTTGTCGCCTAACAATTGAAGAAATGCGTTGTAGTGCATTGTTGATTTGGTTGCGTTGGCTTCGTACTCGCTGTCTTTGCCATAGGCGCGATAAAGAATGAAATCAATCAGTGGGTTAATGTAGATGTCATCCAGATCGGAAATGGCCGGTGACTGCGCATCGTCAACCTCAGTTAACAACGCGATCGCTGGCGCTACCGAGTACACAACCTCAATCGAATGAGCGGCAGATGGACCGGGATAGAGATAAAACGTATGCGGATCACGCTCGTCGTAGATATAAGCGCTGACCTTGACTGTTGTACTACTGAGGTGCCAATTTGGATCGGCATCATCAAGCGCCTTGCGCGGTATGTTCCGGATCGCAGGTCCGTCGCTATTGCGGATCACTTCAATGAGTCGGAGCGCGCCCGCAGGTAGAACTTGCTTGGTGCCAGCGACACAACTAAAGGATTCATTTTTACAGTACGCATCCGGGCGCACAATCACAATGGCACGCGCCGCATCGTTGTAGTAATCCAGTAGCTCCTGTTTCGTCCAGCGGATAAATCCGGGATCCTTCAGCAGGGTATTACAGCGCATCAGCACTGTATTGACCGTCATGGTTGCCATAACTCAACCTCAATAGAAACTGTGAGTGCGGACCGGATTACTAAATTCCACCCGATCATCATTGGATTGTTCTTTACGGAAGCGGGACGCACGACGGATGCCCTCAATGAAACGGGCGTGATACTCGGCGGCTCGTTTTACATCGGTCCATGGCTTTCCTGGCTGCAGATAAAGCGCTGAAGCCGCGCCATAACAGATGATATTGCTGTATTGTTGAAGCAATAGCTCTGGTGCCATCAGTCCATCCCGGCTTGGCTCGGCGGCATACCAGATGGTCGCAACGGGAATATCCACCAGCGCAGTGATCAGGTTGGGAGAGGTGGCGTGATAGTCGATACCGGGTAACAGTTTTTCGTTATCGGCATCAACCACCCGCATTAACTGGCAGGCAATGAGATCGTAATCATCACTGACCGTGATCTCCTGTCCGGCAGCCCAGTCAGTGATCGCTTTATACAGTGTGATCAACTCGGTTTCACGGCAAAACTGAACGCAGGCATCGAAAAGCGCCGCCTCCATCCAGACATCCAATGGACCGGTGATCACATGCCGCAAGTCAGTTAAAAACTCACTCATACCTACAGTGTTCATTATTCACCTCGTTTGGCGTTCAGAGCATCCCGGACGCGGATCGCAAAATCAGCAACCTTTTCACCGGTTGCAACTTCTAAATCCAACTCTTCTGATTCAACAATGGTTTTCAGTTTGACGCTGGTTAGTTTCCCCAGATCGCCATACCCTTCCACCACCAGTGAGGCTTGTTTTAGTTCTTCCAGTCGTTTCTGTTCCGCCGCCGCCGCTTTGGCCTGCTCTTCACGCTGCAACCTTTCCTGCTCGCCCTTCACTTTCGCGTATTCATCTGAGCGCACCCAGACGGTTTTATGCTTCAGTAAACGGAGCGCAATATCAGCCGTGACCGGTACAGGTTGACCGACAGGAAAAATCAAATCCGTGCCACAGATGGTGTCTTTTTTTTCTGGCTTATTACCGACGTAGACCAGATCAATTGTTTCTGCCATTTGGAATACTCCAATAAAAAGGCCCACCGATAGTGAGCCTTGATTGGTTAATTAACCTGGTTACAGGTTGCCTTCATACTCGTAATGCACACGCACAGTCAGCGCACCCGTTGCGGCAGCGCCACCCACGGTCAGCGTCAGATCTTGGTCCGCATCAAGCACCAAGTCTGTGACGGGGCGATAGCCGTTACCAGCCGTTGCCATTGCCAGCGCAGAGATCAGCGCAGTTGCGCCAACACTGATGGTCATCGTGACGCTGGTGCCGAGTGCCGCATTGACATATTCCACGCCGGTCACTTTGGCTCCAATTGGCAACCGACGCAACTGGATAACTGTGCCGGATGCGTCAGCCGCAAACGTATAAGCACCACCGACTTTTGAGCAGTTACCCGCCTCACCGTGATAAACCGGTTTAAAGAACATACTTGCTTGTTTCGTAGCCATTTTTAAAATCCTTCCATCAAATGAATAGAAGGCCGGTTAACCCGGCCTCACGGTTATGCCAGTGAAATTGCGGTATCCAGAACCATGACACCCAGATCGTTCATCTTGCCGAAGCGATTCTCGAAACGGATTTTTTTCATGCCGTTGATCCATGAGATGCTGATCTCTGTGCTGTTTTTGTGGTCGGTTGGCTCTTCATGGTAATTGAAGGTGCCGCCGTTCTGTGCGCCGTAAGCCATTGCCAGCGCCTGACCGCCCAACAGGACCGCGCGATCGATGTTGGTTGCTGCAGTCATGGTGGTAGTGGTAGCCGCGTTGTCGTTGTTGGATACGGTTACTGAATCACCAGTGTAGAAGCGGATTGGTGTGCCACCGTATTGACGGACCAGAATGTTGCGCCACATAGCGCATTGACCACGGAACAATGGGTGATTAAACCCTTTGCTGCGATTGGTGGCTTGTGCCTGCATCGCCTGCCAGTCTTTGGCGCTGGTAGAGGTGTACCAGTCATTCCATTGACGCGGAGTGACGTTTAACACATACCATGGCTCTTCATCTGCCATCTCATCGGCCATGAATTTAACCGGCGCGATTGGATGCGCTAACTCAGCCAGGATCAGGGACAGGTTATCAACCGCACCCAGCGTGAACAGGTCTGAGGAATCAATGGTTTGCAGGCTGGTTGCGTCACCACCGAAATAGTGGCGCTCGTAGGTTGGCGGCAATACGTCATTCACCATGATTTCAGCGAATTCAGGATCGCTTGCCAGTGGCACGATCACACCATCACCCATGAAGGAACCGCGTGAACCAGCCAAGTGAATGGTGGTCAACTGGTCCTGCAGGGTGTTGTAGTAGCTGCCGGTCAGCAGTGTCCGGGCTGTTTTTTTCAGGTTGTGTTTGATACGCTGTTGGCTCATGCGACCACCAGCGTCCACGCCATGCCTGCCTTGGTTGATCTTCAGTTGGAAGTCAGCTTTTGATAAATCTTCCAGACGGCCCGCTAACTTTTTATCACCCATGGTTGGGCGGCCAGTTAGCATGTGGAAGATCTGCATATCCACTTCATCACCCTTGGTTTTGCTCAGGTCAGTGACGCGGACGATCGGCGCTTTGTGGCTGGTTTGTTTGTTTTTGGTTTCTGGCTGTGCTTCTTGCGGAGCAACGTCAGTCAGCATGTTTGCGAATGATTTCACCCGGTTTGACTCAACAAAGAGCGCGGCTTGCAGGACTTTGTTGGCTTGGGCGCTGGTAACTGCGGTCATATCAATTCTCCAAAATCAGAAATAAAAAAACCCGCACTTTGGCGGGTTCGTTATTTGGAAATTAATTACAAGTCGAATGACTCAAGCAGACGGTCGTAGTCCGCTTGGGACATTTTTGACATCTCAGCCTGCAGTTGTTCTGGAGACAGGTTGGCGTAATACTCTTGCGTGCCGCGCGTAGCGGTTTCACGGAGTCCGTTACCGATCTCAGACGGGCTGTTAGGCAGCGGGTCTTTCTCTTTGGCTGCAGGTTTCTCTTGTTTGTGTTCCTGTTGCTGGCGTTGCACTGGTGCCACTTCCACGAAAGCAGCATTGGTGCGGCGTACAGCTTCAAGAAAACGATCGCGGACAGGTTTTTGACTCCACAGTGGATCATCCATCAGCGCCTTATCAGCGCCTTTGACATAATCCATCCGGTCCGGGTTATTGTTTTCCCAGTCCACCAGTTCAGGAATGCTTTCAAAGATGCTGCGTATAACACTGAGTCCGCTGTCAGGTTGCGCTGGTTTCACTAATTGTTTTAACTGATTGATTTCAGAAAACAATTTTGTAAACCCTTTGCCAACTAACGGGAATTCATCAGCGATTTCAGCCAGCGCCTCATCACTCATGTTTTCCAGATCGCCCGCGTTAACGTCGATCTGGTGCTTATCAAGCAGCGCCTGAAGCCGGTCACGTTCATCCTTGATTACGCGCAACTGTTGATTCTCTTGCTCCAGCGCGTTTGCGCGATCGCGGTGTTGCTTGAGAACTTCATACGGAATGGCGTGTTTACCGTCTTTTGACAGAACTACCTTACCGTCATCATCAGTCTTGCCGGTGTCGTCCCCCGGATTGCCTTCCCCACCATCCCCATCAGCCGCTGGCGGCGCGGTTTGTTCGCCCTTTCCTGCTGGTTCATTGTTGGTTTCAGCGTCGGTATTTTTGGTTTGCAACTCATGGTCTGCCGGTAAATCGTCGTCGATCTCAATTTCTCCGATCTCGTCGAGCATCTTTTCCAGCGCGTCCATATCGCCGCTTCCCATTACTGTGTCGAGTTCGTTAATGTCCACTGTTATGTCCTCATGTTGGGTGTATCGCGCCCTAGCGGATAAACACACTCGATGGAATGCGCTTATCGGCTAGATTGCAGGTATAAAAAAACCCGCCGAAGCGGGTCAAATCGAGATATCAATCACGCACTCATATCAATTAATCCACTCATCCATGTTTCAACCAGACTGCGGTCAGCATCGGAGAGTGGTGATTTCGTAATGACCACCTGATAGATATGCGCTTTACTGAAGCTGTAACCCGTACCAGATAGTACGGATGCGCCAAGGGTGGTATTAGTCGGCGTCAGTGCGCCGGAGCGGGTATAATCATCATTGGTTTTTAAAACACCATCCTGATATTGTTTAATGTTAGAGCCGGTATCAATCAAGCTATGCACTTGCGTACTTGGATAACTGTTCGCAAATCCGCCGGTATCAACAATGACGGTCGCCGCGTCGTTGGCGAGATAACTATCATGCACATCATCTTGATCACGCATGATTTCGTACTTGGTATCGCTATCAGTATCGCTACGTTCGGATACAATCAAGTGTTTACCTGACTGCACCCGCTCATCGCGGCCCATAATGATACTGGCGCTGCCATTGGCATACAGGCCGAGATAACCGCTTGCCCCGATATACAAGAAATCATCAATGCCATCGAAGCGAAGATATTTAGGAAACAGAGCAGGATCGGCGTCATAGTTGGTTGAAGAAACCACAACTTGATAGGGAATGTGTGTCGTACCATTGGTTTTGGATGGATGCCACATCAGGAAATCTGTCGCGGCTTCCGCTAGTGGTACACCAGAGGTTGAGTTCTGCCCCAGGCCATTATTGCGCACCTTGCCAATATGCAACTCTTGTGTCGAAGAGGCATACAGGAAGGCTTGCGGTGCAAAGAATTGTGTCCACGTCAAAGAGAGCGTAAACGTATAACAAATACCGTATGTCGCATTGGTTGTATTGTAACAGAGCACATTAACCTTTTTACCAACCTGTGAAGCATCAGTTGCCCGTAACCAGACTGAATCAATAAAATCCTCGCCAATACCATAGGTTTGCGTAGTCGTCTGGTAAATTGCGCACTTGTCTGTTTCAGATGATGGCAGACTAAGCACAACCCTTGCGGCGGTGTTGCCGCCATCTGGATCGGTCGCGTAGTTATCGGTCACAACCGGTTTAGAAGCTGAACCGGATGAACTTTTTACCCAACTTGAGGATTCAATTGTGGCGGTATTAACCAACCAGTTGTACCGTGCCGATAAATAAGGCCGACAATTTGAGGCTGGTTGATAGCCATCTTCACCATTGCCCGCCTTGTCTTCAATCAGCCCTACCGGTTGCTCGACGCTTGTAACCGGCGTTGTACCGCTGTAATCCTGATACATCAAACTCAGATCAAACGGGTCATAGAAAGTGGTATTCACATCGTAGAGAATATCGTCTACGGTTGTCCCGCCACCGGTATCATTATCGAGAATATGTCCGGTCCCGGTCACGCCACCAATCGTCAGTGGCAGTGTTTCGTCGCTGGCTGAATCCACATCCTGATCGTCAATCGTAGCCACGGTCACCGTGAAGGACAGTACACCTGACGGCACAGTAATTGTGTTTGTAACCAGCGTGACACCATTACTGAAACTGGGCGTGCTGTTGTAGTCAACATCTGCCGTCGCCGTACCGCCCCCTAGGCTATAACTGAAGTCAGTCGCTGTATTGGTTGTGGTGGAAAGCAGGACCGTATAAACCAGATTGCCACCTTCCGTGACGGTATCCGGTGATAAGGTAATACTGTTGACCGTCGGAGAATCACTATCTTCGATATGGCCTGTACCGGAGATGCCACCAATCGTGACGATCACGGTTTCATAAAAGGCATCATCAACAATACTATCTGCCAGTGTCGTAATGGTGACGGTAAAGCTACTGACGCCAGATGGCACGGTGATCGTACCGGCATCCAAGGTGACGCCATTGGAAAAGACTGGTGTGGCGTTGTAGTCAGTGCCGCTAGTCGCGGTCCCGCTGATCGCAAAACTAAAGTCAGTATTCTGATTGGTTGTAGCAGACAGACTGACGGTATAATAAAGGTTATCACCTTCCGTCACAGTATCAGGAGACAGGGAAACCGTGTTGATGGTTGGTAAGTCCGCATCGTGAATATGCGCGGTCGCACTGACCCCGCCCACCGTCAGTGGTAAGGTCACTTCATACACGGTATCAACAACCGGATCGTAAATCGTGCTGATGGTGACGGTAAAACTGGACACACCAGCCGGAACCGAAACGTCGCCATTGAGCGTCACGCCATTGCTGAATGTAGCCGGTAAACTGTAATCGAGATCTTCAACTGCTGTACCGCCACCAAGACTGTAAGTAAATCCAGTCGTCTGATTGGTGGTTGCGGACAGCGTGACGGTATAAACCAGATCATCACCTTCAGTGATCGGATCACTAACCAGACTTACGTCGGTCACGGTTGGCAAATCAGCATCCTGAATGTAGCCAGTATCGGTGACACCCCCAATGGTCAGAGGTAGCGTTTCTTCAAAGTTGGTCTCTACCGTGCCATCGGCCAGTGTTGTCACTGTCACAGTGAAACTACTGATACCACTGGGGACCGTGATCAGCGCGCCAGCCTGTGTCACGCCATTGCTAAAGGCGGGCGTTGCGTTATAGTCCGTACCTGCCGCCGCTGTACCTCCACCCAGACTGTAATCGTAATCTAGTGCGCTGGTTGTCGTTGCTGATAACGTGACGGTATAAACCAGATCCGCGCCTTCCGGTACACTGGCTGTGACCAGTGAGATGTCGCTGATGGTTGGCACATCATCATCCAGAATGTGGCCGGTTGCCGTGATACCACCAACGGTCATTGGTAAGGTTTCGCTGTAGGCGGCATCCACCAGCGCATCATTAATAGTAGTGACCGTCACCGTAAAACTACTGACGCCACTAGACACCGTTAATTGCGCCCCGTTTTGCACGACACCATTGCTGAACACCAGCGTACTGTTGTAGTCGTCACCTTCCGTCGCTGTGCCGCCACCCCAGTTGAAGCTGAATGCGGTTGTTTGATTGGTGGTTGCTGATAACGTCACGGTGAACACAAGATCACCGCCTTCGGTCACTGTATCTGGCGCAACAACCACACTGGATACTGTTGGCACATCAACATCCAGGATATGACCGGCGGCACTTTGTCCGCCCACCGTCAGGATGACGGTTTCATCATAAGCCGCATCAACTACGCCATCGGTAATGGTCGCTATGGTCGCGGTAAAACTACTGACGCCCATTGGTACGGTAATTGTGTTATCGCCATTCAGAACAACCGCGTCACTGAACGTTGGCGTCGCGTTAAAATCAACATCAGCCAATGCCGTTCCACCCAGTAAACTCACGCTGTACTCGGTATCTTGGTTCGTTGTCGTAGACAATGTAACCGAGTAAACAAGGTTATTCCCTTCACTCACTGTCGGTGTGGTCAGGTAGACACTGGTCACACTGGGGATGTCGTTATCAAGAATGTGGCCGGTAGCACTGATACTATCCACGGTCAGGATCAGCGTTTCGTCGCTGGTTGCGTCCAGACTGAGATCATCAATGGTAGATACTGTGATGGTGAAACTACTGACGCCAGTAGGCACCGTGATCGTGTTATCTCCATTGTTGACGACATTTTGCGTAAAGGTTGGACTTGTGTTGTAGTCGGTTCCTGCCGATGCTGTGCCACTAAAGCTAAAGTCATACACCACATCCTGATAGGTTGCGGCGGATAGAGTAACTGCGTAAACCAGATCGTTGCCTTCAGTCACAGTATCCAGCGCCAGCGTCACCGTGGCGACGGTTGGATCAGACTGTGGTTCAGGGACCGGATCTGGCGGTACGCTCGGTGTACCTGCTACCCGATCCTGACCGGCAAACAGAACGACACTCATGCCAGTTCCCGCTTAATGATCGTAAAGGTGCGTTCTGCGCCCTGATTGACAGGTGCCGCAGAGGTGCCACTACGGAAGCGGATATAACGCCACGGTAACAGCGCCAGCATATCCACGGAATATGGGATATTGGCTACCGGCGTTGCCAGATTGCCGACCAGCGCTGAGTCTTTATCGTAGGTATTCGCCCAGTTGACGCTATTATGCGAGACCTCAATATTCAGTTGCGCCGTGTCCCATGCGCTCGGCATGATAAAACCAACCAGGCAGAAATCACCCAAATCATAAGTGGCGCTTACACTGGCTTCATTCGGAATTGTAACCGTGTCAGGAATTCGCGGCCCAGTCGGTGGTTTGAGTTTATTTTTGACCTTCATCCTAGCACCCCATGGTGACTGATAATGTCCCGTTATTACTGAAGATCTCAGCCCTGACATACGGCCACGGACAGAGATCAGCAAAACCATCCGGTTCATCGGCAAGCGGATTTAATATGGCTAATGTCATGAAGTTTTCGCCATCACCGGAAACTTGGATCTCGACGGTCGCGGTTGTGCCAGTTGTGAGCGCGGCGTAAAAGGTGCGGTATGGCAGTTGTGGTGAAACGGTTTCCATTAGCGAGATACCGGTATTATCTGTGACGGCATCAAACAGAGTGTAGTGATACACAGAGAATGCGCCCTGAGTAAGGATCTCTTTCATATTTGCTCCAAGACTGCAGTTGCCATATCGATCTTCATCATCTCGATCGCGCCAATCATCTCGAAAGCGTTGGCTACTGGGGAGAGTCGGCCAGCCATGATAGTTGTGCCGTCATAACGGAGTCCTGCAATGGCAACACTATGCACATTGCCTTTCTTGGCTTCACTCAATGTCATTTCCAGCGCGTCAATCACCTCCTGATTCACGTCATGTTTTGGATCTGCTTTTGGTTTGCCGACGTTGATAGGCACAATTTTATCAGTCATGACTATTCCCAGAACTTGTAAGGTGGTTTAAGGATCTCGTCCCATTCAATCGCATTGCGGCAATGTCCCGCGCCGAACCATGGCATCCCATCCACAATACGCTCTGCTACCAGTCCCCAATGTTTACCACTCATGGCGGCGAACCCGATCTCACCACTAATCGTGTGGTCCGGACGTAACCAGATCACGCCACACACCAACTGGTCTAATGCCAGTAGAATAATGAACAGGCGATTGCCAATGCTTTTCAGTAGTTCCATGGCGAACTCCATTGCTCTACGATGTACCAATCATCAGCCAGTAAATCAGTTTGACTGCATACCCAAGGAACATATTGGTTGTCTGCCGTCTTCATGCCGATATATGGCGAGTACGTTCCTTCCGCCCCATCCTTCTCATGAAGATCGAACTGGTGATTCATGTATGGGTCCAAGTAACTCAACCACATCCCCTTCCCGTTCCAGCCCGCCCGCGCTACTTTCTTACCCATCTTCATCGCTTCGATAGCCAAACCTAGAGGCATACCGGATGCTTTGCGATAGGCATTCTCAAACTGTTCTTTTGGTGACCAACTGACATAGCCAGCATACTGCGCCGTGTTTGCTTTGCCGCCATCTGTGTACTCAACCAGATATCCTTCATCTGCTGGGTTCTCATCTATCGGTACTTTCCAGCCACGAAAGTCGTTATAGCGTTGTCGGTCCATCTGGACGGCATGGATCAATTTGGTGCCGATATATAGTTCAGGCATTTCCAATACTCCAGAAACAAAAAAGCCACTCCTGACGGAATGGCGTTATTATGGGTAGATCGTAAACAATCTTGTTACAAGGTGAAACTGGTATATAACAATTTATAGTTGTATCGCATCAATTTGCGCCTGAATGTTACTCATTAGCTCCTGATTCACCTGCGCCAGTTGCAGCTTCAGCCGTTCATTCTCGGTTGAGATGGTCTGCATTTCCTGTAATACCTTGCCGGTCTCCGCCTGTGTCTTGGCATCCGCAAACTTAGAGCTATTGATTTGCTGCAGGATCTGCTCTGCTTTGGCCTGCTGCTGACGGGCTTCCGCTTCCATCTTGGCGAGTTGTGCCATCAGTTGGCGCATCTGCATTTCCTGTTGTTGCTGCTGTAGTTGCTGTTCCTGCTGGGCCTGTTGCTGCTCTTCCGGTGACATCTCATCCGGCGCTTTCGGGACGTTCATGACGTTGCGGATCCGCTCCATAAACTCATGTTTGCGCGGGATGTCCATCATTTCAGCAACCAGATCCAGTGTGGCTACCTGAATTTCTGGCGGCATGGCAGCGGTAATGGCGGTCAGTCGTTCTACCAGTTGTTGTTTATAGATGGTGGTGGTCTGAATTGGTGCGAGTGCGATATGTGCGCTCAGTTGGGTGATATCATTGGAAAGCGTGCCGTCTTCCTGCACGACGTTGATCTGGACCTTCTTGCGGCGGCGCGGATCTTCCTTGTTAATGGTAATGTTGTAGTTGCGTTTCTTCGCCAGATCGTTAATGAGATAACCCAGTATCAACTGACCTAACTGTTCGCAGGCAAAGCCATAGTTATCATTGATTTCCGCCAGTGTGGTTGAGCCTTGCTCCACCAGTGACGCGATAGCTACCCCACTCTGCCCGGTGGTTTCCTTGCCAAGGTACGCGCTGAATACACCGATCGTATCCTGGATCAGCTTCATGGAATCCTGCATCACCGTGAATTGCTGTTGTGCTACCGCAAAGTCCTGCTCAATACGGAAGGCTTCACTGATCGTTTTTTGGTTCTTACGCTCCGGGTTCAGTTCAATCAAGCCGTCTGGGCGTTCCACCTCTTCCATCACGCGCTCACGGCCCATATCAGTCGCATCCTTGTCCATAATGACGCGCTTGGCTTGCAGTAAGAACGTCAATTTAATGCGGCGGAAGTTGACTTCATCCTGTGCCGGGATGGCACTGGCAATCAAACCATATGGCTCACCGGTGGAATCCTTGCGATAACCCCAGAATGGAACCAGTGGAAACATGCCGTACGGTGCCTGACAAGGGCGATCACCGACGCGGTGCGGACCAATAAACCACGCTTCCCGGATCTCCTGAATCAATCTATTATCCAGTACCGCTTTCCCCATCCCTAACAAGGTAGTGTGCATCAGGTTATTGCGGTCAAAGACGACACAACGGCCACTTTCCAACTGCAGGATCGGTACTCTTTTATAAACGCGATAGTAGATAACCTGCAGCATAATGCGTTTGCGGTCACTACTGATCCACTCCATCTGACTACGGGTAAATCCCTTGTAATCATTGAAGGCGCTCACCAAGTCACTATCCACACCATCTGCCGGGAAGGTATCTACAAACCCCTGCCAGTCTTTGACGGCGTAATCAATGATCTGCTCAAATCCCGGGACAATTACCTTAGCCTCATCCACATCCAGCCAGCGTTTGCGCATCAGCCAGCGTGCATCAGATAAATCATCCTCCCGACTCATCCAGTCCCAGTAAACCTCATCCCGATGGATAGCCAGGATCTTATACCGTGGACCAAACGCGTCGCTGTTCTTGACCACTTCCACCCAGCCTAGACCCGGACCGATCTGCTGTTTGTAGGCATTCTGACGGGCGCGGTCAATTCTCGCCATGCGGCAAACGTCTTTGAATTCGGCATTCAGCGCTTCCGCTAACTCGTCATACTCATCATCCGGATCATCCGCTACTACCATCAGGTCCGTGCGGGTTTTAGCTTCCATCCCCAAAACGGCGTTGATCGTTGGTTTGATCAGATTGTGTGTAGTGATCGGTTGTCCGCGATCGGTCAGTACCTGCTTCACTTCCGGACTCAGTTGATCGTCGTCATAGTACGCCATCGCTTTGCGTGCCAGCGTGCGCCAGTCAGGTTGTTGGTTGATATCATCCATCAGCGCTGCCAGATCGAGACTGGATAGCTGACCTTTACTGCTTTTTGCGGACTCACCCGCAAACAATTTAGGCTTATAGACTCTAGGCATATTAGTGTGTCATCCAGTGTTTTTGTTTGCGTTCAGGTTCTTTGGTGCGAATTGTGATCGGCATCCTGGCGCGCATTTCTTGGGCGATCATGTAACTCATCAACTGGTCATCGTAACAACCAGCCTGCGCGTTCATTGAGCCTTTGGAATCATAGACATAGGTTGTTGCTTCCGTGACCGTGCCGATCCAGCGGATACCTGAGCAACGTTCATAGAGCAATGTTTTCAATCCTTCGGATAGGATCGGTTTGGATTGTCGGGTAGTGAGCCATCCGAGCCGTGGTGTTTCGTCGTCGGCGTCCCGGTCAATGTATTCCTCTGCATAAATGCGACGGACCGGGTAGATTTCGCGCAGCTTCAGTAACACGGCATGACCGTGATTGTTGCGTTCCGGTCCGATCATGGCGGTGCCGTACCACTTACCAACATGTGCCAACAGTTGAGCAAACCGATCAGCATCCAAATGACCGTACCAGTGTGCTACCTGTTCGCCGGTACTTCGCTTCACCACATCGAGACTGGAGCGGTCCCCATGCTCTAACCCTTCCGCCACATCCGCCCCGATCGCGTAGTCTTCCTCCGGATCGGGAAGTTCCCAGACTAACAGCATGTTTAACAGTGACTGACATCCCTGTTCGTCCAGTTCGCTTGGTAATGGTGCCTTGTGGCGCTTGCCGGTTTGCGGGTCCACGTCATAGACCAGCAATGGTGGTACGCATTCACCCTCAGCCGCCATGGTATAAGCTGGTTTAAAGACTCTACGCCCAGACGTAAGGAAGGCTTCAAGCGGTGTGGACGGAAACTCTTGCTTCATCTCGTCCTTTTGCTCGATCTCTTTGATGATGTACCACTGACGCTGTTCGTCATCCAGTGTGGTATTCATCGCCTTTTCAACATCTTCAAAGTATTGGCGTTGTTCCTTATTCAGATACAAACCAGAATCCGGCACCTTCATCCGGTACTTTGGATCTTGCCACCATGCGAAAAAATGAAACTTCCAATCGAGCCGGGATAACTTGCTATGGGTCTGACTCAGATGGAGTGCGCGCATGGTCATATCGTAGTAGTCGCCACCGACACCTTCCGCAGTAGACTCAATAAAAGCCATACACCGATCATGAATGGTGTTGAGCGTCCCGGTTCTCACTTCTCTTGCTTTGTCCGGGTACTTCGCACAGATCTTGCCATGTTCGGAGATATGCAGCCGTTGCACGGTCCCGGAGCGGAATGATGTGGCAACCTGGATACTGGAGCCGTTACGAAACAGCATAAACCCGCCCTGTGTGCCGCCCCGGCGTGATTTCAGTGGGAAGGCGGCCCGTAACCAATCCGGCAGGTTATCGAATGGCACCTCAATTTTGGTACGAAAGATTTCCCCGGCGGCTTTCTGGTCCTGCGCGATAATGCCGCACTTGAGGTTCTTGTTGAACAGCGCTTCATCCAGCAACCAGATATCAATCGCGGTACTAAATCCCAACTGGCGCGCTTTCAGGATGTTGTTCAGCCACCACATATTTTTAAACAGGTATTCTTGCGCGGGCCGCAACTTAAATGTAACTAACTCACCCTGTTCGTTCTCGATTTTATACAGGTGACTCATCCGCCACCATTTATCAGACAGGTGCGCGCGGATATAGTCCCTGCTCTCAGGTGCTAGTTCGTTCATTTGACTAATGATGGAAAGACGTTAAACCCAGCCAATGCCTGCAGTTCTGCTACCTTGGCGGTGCGGTATGTGCCACTGTCGTCATTGTCCGAGATGTAAACTGTATCCTGCTGGGTGGCCGGAATGTAGATGGCTTTGAACATCGATACCGGGACCGGGATATGATGATTTAACATGGCCGGTGTCGGTCCGTAGATCGCCCCAGTAACAGCGTAGACATCGCCGTATTGCATGGCACTGGACCTCACGGCGCGCTCGATCTGACTCCAGACGCCCGCATTATTGCTATGCAGTTGCGGCACCATGTTTGCCAGTGAGAATGATTCATACTGTGCC